GGCCCGCATTTCAAACTCCTGAGAGCCGCCGCACATGTAGTTCTCTACCTTCGTGCCTTCCCGAATGTAAAGAATCCCCACGCCTTTCGGGCCGTTGAACTTATGTGCGCTGAAGCTCAGAAGATTGGCTTTCAGGTCTTTCATGTTGATGATATCGTGTGTGATACTCTGTGTTGCGTCCACATGAAAGTATACACCCTTGTCTTTGGCGATATCAGCAATCTGATAGATCGGATTGGAGATTCCCGTCTCGTTGTTGGTCGCCATAACAGAGACCAGAGTTGTATCTGAGGAGATCGCCCGATACACATCAGACGGGTCTACCGAGCCTTTCTCCGACACAGGCAGATAGGTCACATCAAAACCCATGCGTTCCAGCCATTTGCCGGAATTCAGCACGGACGGATGCTCCACCTGTGTCGTGACGATGTGCTTTCCTTTGTCCCGATGCCGGAGCGCAACGCCTTTCAAGGCCCAGTTGTTGCTTTCTGTTGCTCCGGACGTGAAATAAATCTCCTTCGGTTTGGTCCCGAGCATTTCCGCGATGCTTTCGCGGGCCTTCTCAAGGGCCCGCGACGCCTCGCGGCCGGGCGTACTTCTGCTTGCCGCATTCCCGTAATACTTTGTCAGATACGGGATCATCGCTTCGTACGCCTCTGGACACAGCGGCGTTGTCGCCGCGTTGTCAAGATAAATCATGTGTCATTCCTTCCTTCTCCATTCGCAGTCCGGAACAGGCAGTCCACCCGATGAGAACGGCGGGTATGCGTCCACGCCTGTTGTTTCCGGATATTCTGCTTCATGTCTGGCATATCTGAGCGCCTGAAAGATATTGTAAAGCCGATGCCATGACTCATCTTTGAATTCTGTCGGCTTCATGCCTCTTTGCAGTTCGTTCAGCGCCATCTCGACATATTCTTTTACCCGTGAGTAATCAACATCTTCGATATGTTTCCACTCGTCTACGGCCTGACAGAAGGTGAATGTCTGCCCAAGTTTCAGCCGCATCAGAAGCTCAAGAGCGTCTAATACAGCTTTCGCCTGAGAGCTGTCGAGTGTCAGTTTATATTCATAACCCGGCTCAGACATCTTCGGGCCTCCTGTTCCAGTCCGCAATCGCAAGTCGATCTGCTTCTTCGATGCTGCGGCCTACAGAGTCATATCTGAACGGAAGCATGGCTCCGCATTTCTTATCCGCACAGCGGACTCGAACGCTGTAGCGACCATGATAGCCGATGTGTCCGCTCCACATGGGTTCGTGCTGAAGCTCAGCCCTGCCGCCGCAAAACGGACACGGCAGAATTTTCGGTGTACTCATTTGTTCCTCCTTACAAATCCAATGTGTTCACAACAAGACCGTATTCCTTTTCATGGTTAGCCATAATTGTGTTTCGCATCTTTCTTTTTACAAAACAGAGATTAGTCGGAACATAGACTCCTTCAGCAAAGTAGTTCTGCTTGCAGGCGCGTCTCATATCCCTGTCCCAGAGAGCCGAAGCCGTCTGCATCAGGTTGCTGTAGCCGATCTTTTCACCCAGCTCTTTGACAGCGAGTATTTCTTCGCTATGTGTCATGCCGGTTCCTCCTGATACAGATGTGCGCTTGTTGGCATCTGGTTGTTCCACGAGTCGATTGCCAGCCGGATGGTCGGCATGGCTTTCCCGCACCAGCCGCAGTTGCCGCATTCTATGTTATACTTCCGGAAAATATTGTAATGGTTCGCGCAGAGCAGCGGCCGGGTTTCAAAACAATCAGGGCAGCAGGACACTTTCTTCTTAATCCTGCGCCATACCTTGCCGATCCTTTCGCTTTGACGGCGCAGCCTTCTCTGAGCCTTAGTCTCCTTTGGAATTTCGTACGTCATTTTTCCCCTCCAATTTCACATTGTAAATCTTACGAAGGAGATCGTTCTCTCCCTGCTCTTTGCCAAGTTTAAAGCCGCTTTCATATCCTTTGTCGTAGCCCTTCAGCCATTGTTTTCTTTCCGCTTCGCTGTCAGCTCCGGGAGTCGTGTCAACGGAATCCCGGCCGAAAATAAGTCCTATCGCCAACCCTACAGTGAAAAACAGGGCAACGGCCGCATCTGTTGAAAATACTGCTGGCATTCTTCTTCTCCTTATTCGTTCGCAGTTTCTTCCCACCATGCATTGAATTCCTTCTGACAGGCGGGACAGATCTCATATTCATGTTCAAAGCCGCGTTCGTCTTCGTTCTTGGCAAACTTGATTCGGGCTTTGATCACTTTGTTTGACAACCAGTACGTGTTGGAAACTTTTATTTCAGCTCCACACCTGTCGCAGTAGAATTTACACATACGGTTATCTCCTTATCTTCATACTCAGGAAGCACCATTGCCTGATAGAACCATGTAAACGGCTCAATTCTCTTAATGATGGTATCCCCTTTCAACTCCCAGCCTTTTTTTAAAAGGTCGTTGATCTTATTGTTGAACTCGTTCCAGTCCTTCCACTGTGCAACGAGTTTATATTCTTTTATTTTCATCTTCCCCGGAAACACCCTTTCTCTTTATTCCAGTCGCATTTGTAGCCGCCGATTGTTCCTTCTCCCAATTCCTGATTCCACGATCCGCCCTTCTCGAGCTCCTGATCCCAGCGGCAAAGTGTGCACAATGCCATATGATAGCCGCAGTTCGGACAGTCAATATAGTAGTGATCGATGTCCTCTTCGTCGATCAGAATTGGGATGGACGCTTCACACATCGGACAAGTCTCTTCAAAATTGTATTCGCCGTCCTGATTGTACATAATCTTATGCATCAGCTTCTCCTACTTTCAACCATTTACTTTCTCGAGGCGAACGCAGCACGACACGGTCTTCGTCCAAACGACCCGACAATTGGACAACCGGGTCTTCCAAGACTTCGTCCCACACATGGATTCTCATCAGATCTTCATCCGCTTCTTCGGAAACCATGATACTCGCGATATGCCTGTCTCCCATATACACATCCAGATAGTGATAGCTTTGATTCAAAGAAACAATCTGGTGATCTCTTTCTTTGAAATAAATCTTTTTCATTCGTTAACCTCTCTGTGTTCGACCGGGTCTTCCATACTTGATCCGCAGATCGGACAGAATGACCAGCAGCCGGTCAGATACCCTTGAGAACAGCCGCATTCACTGCATTTCATCCAAGTCTGTCTGTTTGTGTGATCGAAGATCCAGTGACCTGTTTTGGGTTTGTTGGTCTGGAAGCCGTATTCGTCACACGTTTTATTCAGGAATTCCATCAGAGTCATTGCGTCGATTCCGTAGTCGTTTTGAGCCAGCATTTGCTCTGTGGCTCTGAGAAGTTTTTCGGTTGAGATTACCGTCATGAGAGCACCTCCTTGTGGTTAGTAACCGCCGTCGTATTCCCGGAGCCATTCCTTCAGGGCAACATGGGCTTTTGCAAAACAAAGCTCCATGTCAACATCCTGCTCGTTGACAAGAACGGCATCGTTCCCTTCATGTTTGGATTCCGGATAGTCTTCAGCGCATCCTTTCTTAGTGATCGTGATGCACCAGTCCATCACCTTGGAATAATAGATTTCAAGGTGAATTGGAAATCGTCTCCGCAGAGAATCTACAAATTTCAAAAAGTCTTCCATTATTTCTCCTTATAATATCCGGCCCTGATGCTCATCGCATCGTGCTTCTTTTGTGCCATCCGTCATTGGCCAGACTGTTGTAGTTTTTGCGAACCTTCCCTGTCTCAGACACGCCACACAAAGTGGATGTGACTCCAGATATTTTGAAGGCTTACAGCAGTCCAGGCAGAACGGACAGTTCAGCGGCGGATTGCAAAACCCAACACATCGAAGCCAGTTCCGGAACTTTGTGAATATGTTCATTTTTGCTCCTTCAGCAGATTGATTACACCTTCGTACATTTCGAGCAGTTCTTTGTCTTCCTGCACCAGGTTGCAAACGGTACAGTTTCTGTTGCAATTAGCGGATCGAAGCACACATTGGCGCTCAATCTCCAGCAGCTCGATCATTCGCTCTGTTGTCATTGGCTTCTCCTTATTCGCATCAGCGAAACGCATACCCAACCCAGCCGCAGTCGCATTCATATTGATACTGTGCCGGATAGCTTGTAAGAACGATATCTGTTCTTCTCCAGAGTTTTTTCCCGCACTCTGGACATTCAATGTTGGTTTTTTCTCGCGGATCGTATGCTGTTGTTAATGAATCAATGTTTTTAAACTCTTCCCACTTCATTTGTATTCACCTCTTTGCAGGATTCATTGTATTCGATAATGCTCCGAACAAGCGGCGCATCTGTAAACGCTGAGATTGCGGCAAGATCCTTGTCGAAGCAATGACTTTCCCAATATGGGCGATCGTCATAGACGAAAGTATGAGCTCTGTTAATTCTCGGATCGTTCAACAACAGCTCTCTCAGTTCTGTATAGTTTACACCAATTCTTTTAGCAATCTGCCAGAACTGAACGCACAGACTGACTTTTGCGGCAAGCATGGTGTTTTCCATGTACTTTACAAGTTCAGCTGTTTTTGTATCCGTCAAGCAGAATCGATGTCTTGCGTCATAAACGTTCTGCAGGATTTGGACCACGGCATTGCACCACTCTTTATTGCCGCCAAGAATCGTAAAGTCAAAATCGAACTGGCTGATGTCTGAATGCTGTGTGACACCACAGAACTCAGGGCAGAAGACGATCTTCTTTCCGGTTTTGTTTATCAGACCGTCTGTTGTTCCCGGAATAACCGTAGATCTCAGGACGATAATCTCAGCGTTCGTTTCGTCTATAGCCTGCTCGACCTGCGACAGATCGCAGCTGCCATCCGGAAGCATGGGTGTATCAACGCAGATAAAGGCCAGAGCATATTTATTCAAAGCAACTTTTTCATCTATTCCTTTGTAGGGGTCATATCTGTCCGGATTAAGAGCGGCATATTCTTTATAGAGTTTCTGCCCTATATGCCCATATCCTACGATTAAACACTTTTTCATACAGTCTCCTTCCGAATTTACCCTTTCAGAGTGTTCATATATTGCTTTGCGAAGTCACGGACTTCATCTGAAAGAAACTTCTTTACAGAGTCTTCGGCTGTGTTTACGTCTATTTTAATGTCTTCGCCGCCACAGTAAAAGCACATGACAACTGAAGGAGCGTAAATTCTTTTGCAAACAGGACATTGCCAACCTTGTTGTGCTGTATGATTTATTTCCATTTTGACATCTCCTTATATCTTTATATGCTGCTTGCATTCAGCCATAATCAGGCTCAGCGCGAAAGACAGTCCGGCTGTAAAGCCTGCCTTTGCATTGTTTTCAATCGCCGATATGACTTCGTTGTACTTGTCTGTTCCGATGAAATTCATCACAACAGACGATGCTTCTTTTATGTCAACAAGAATGTGAGTATTGTCCATTATTCTGTCTCCTCTGGTTGTCCTGTGTAATGGATCATCTTCGAACCGCAGGCCGGGCAGAAAGCATAGTGTCTGATGAAGTCAATGTCGGATACGTATACGTAATACCACGGCTCAAAGAAACCGCATTCTGAACAACGCCAGCCGTCTGCTCCGAAGCTGTTCTCTCCGTATATCCACTCAGCAGTTTTATCATCCGGGATTAAGTTTCCGATATCATCCAGAATTTCAGCGATGGTCTTGTCTCCGATTGTTGTGTTGTCATAACCTTTAAGCCATTTCAGGTTCTCTATATAATGCAACGCTTCTTTCTTTGTCATAAGTTCTCCTTTTCGTACTTCCTCTTGTAGTATTCTTCAGCTTCATCCAAAACATAATTTACATTATAGGTCAGCTTGCTCAGTTTTCCGCCTGTAATCTCGCGAATAATGTCCTGATACGCTTCGATCGCATGTCGGACACCTTCCGGTGTCAAACCGTAGTCTTCTCCGAGTTTTTTAAGGCTGTCTCTCATGCGGCCTCCTTACATGCTTCCGTCTTCCGGGTTGTATGTCGGCTCGTAGTGCTCGCAGTATTGCTGATATTCCACCTGGGCTTGATATTCACGGTCTTCTTCTTCCTTGAACAGCTCGCAGTTTCGATATGAAGATGACGCGAAGCAAACATAGGATTCATCCAACATACAGACACCTTGATAATATGGGCATTTTTCTGACATTGTAAACTCTCCTGTGTTATAACAGTTCTTCTGCCGGGCTATTGGAATATCCTTCTACCCCGAGTGCAGAAAGGAAGCCTTCAAGCTCGTCTATTAAGTATTTGTTTCTCAGAGCGCTATGCCGATAAAACAACAAATCATGAGCACTGATAATATTTACATTGTGGTATCCTTTTTCTCGTGCCATATTCCTGACATAATCGGCCGATGCGATAGTCGGTTCGACAAGAATATAGCCTTTTTCTTCTGCGAGTTCCAATAATTTTGTAGTCTTTCCAGATCCTCTTTCACCGATTATCCTGATCATGTTATGTCTCCTTTTTACTTCCCTGTGTCATAAACATCGTCTACTTCAATTGTATGTCCACACTTGTCGCATCTGTAAATGTAGCTGGTTGTATATCTGTGACCAACCGCTTGCTGGTAAACATAACGGCCGCCGCATATTTTGCATATTCCACTGTTGTATCTGACCGAACTGCAAGCCCGCGAAATGAAAATAAGTACGATCAATAACAGGATTAGAATACCGATCTCGCCCTAGCTTGGATTTTCGTGTCTGTGCATCATGCCACCTTCCCGTTATTGCTGGTCTGTTACAGGATAAACTCATAGGCTTCAAAGTCGAATTCATCAGCAGAGATCGCTTTGTTTATCTGTTTCTCGTACATATCAAGATACATTTCGTCCCGCTCTTTGTTGTATGTAACTTCATACAGGCGCTGATTCTTCCCGTTGTCAACGAATACGCCCTTTTTGTTGTTGAGAAGGTGGGCCATCCACACAACAGAGATGTCCTGAATTCTGAAATCTTCGTTGTACTGTTCTTTAATTCCTTTGAGTATAGCGTTCTTTGCTGCTACTTCAAATTTATATGTGCTCATTTTATTTCCTCCTTCGTTTTTCTTTTAGGCTTGTTTTTGTCAGCGGCTGTCCGCATTGAGGGCACCTTTTCGGAATGCCTTCGATGTTTGCTTCCGGCGCGAGATACGCCTTGCAGGTTGGGCAAATCCAATCACGGAATCTATAGGTTCTATTGTATGTTATTTCTTCACTCATTATTGGATTCTTTTTGTTGTCTTTCCACTCTTCATTCAGCCACTCGATCATTGCAAGTGCTGTATTCGTAGTCCATCTGGCGTCATCTTCCGCTGCTTTGAATTCGTCGTAAAAGTCCTGCGTTGAAAGTGTGCTGAGCCATTCTTTATTTGTCATAGGCGCTCCTTAAACTTACAGCAGAATTGCGTTTGCTTTGTTGGTTTTGAATTTGATTGTATAGATGACATCGTTGAGACTGTCGCCACACTCTACAAGGACGGGTCTGTAGCGCTCGTCGAGATATTCTGCAGTTCCATACGTCCCGCCGGAATCACGATGCTCGACGATGACTTCTTTATTCTCTGCGTGGTTTTCTTTTATCCACTTGATTAATTCTTTCCCCGTCATCTTCCTGCATTCTCCTTACCAGTCTTTTAAGTTCTTCCAACGGGCAATCCGGAATCATCTCAGGAGTACACCATGAGTGCAATCGGCCGTGATCCCTGATGTTTGCTTTGTTGCGAAAGCAGTTGACTCTTTCGCAGTCCGATGCGCAAAATGTTATATCGTCCATGAACGTAATCTCCTTTCCATGCATACTCATCAAACACCAGCGTTGTCATTCCACTTCACCGCCTGTTCTTCAATCTTGACAACTTTTTCCAATTGCTCTACTCGCTCTTGTAATCCATAAAATCTTCCGGCAAGAATTACAATGCACAAGCATATAAGAAACCATGCTACAATCTTTAAGAAATCAGTCATTCCCACTTCACCGCCTGTCCGCAGTATTTGCAATACCATGTCGGGTCACTCTGTTTATTCAAGATCGTCCTTTCGCATCGTGGGCATTTCCCGACTTCTATCCCTTCAATGGAGTCAGCTATACCAAGGATGGTCTTTGGTTCTTGCTCTTTCAGCAGGGCAAGAGCATCTGGCAATAACGCCGCCATACAGTTCTTATATCCGTTCCCGGGTTTGTACAAACTCGTATACGGGCATCTGTTTCTGCAATCGTATGTCATTGGTGAACAACAACATTTTAACCCTTTGATAACCTTCTCCCTGTCAAGCATTACACTTCACCGCCCTTCCTATTAAATCATAAAACAGTTCTGGCCACTGCACCGACCGCAGACGGTCAGCGGATTTCTCGCCCCCCTGTGAACAGGGAACGTGGCCCTGTGTATCTGATGCGGGTGAGGATTTGCACCTCACATGACCGTTTCCGACTCCTCCAGCCTCCAACAAAGCAATCCCCCATCTGCAGATTGGCGATTCGCTCAACGGTCTTCGTCACGTAAGCGTCTACCTTTTATTCCGCCACCGCATCTAAAGCCTCCTTTAAGTCTGGCAGCTGTTTTGATCTCTTAGTTCTTTGATAATATTGATAATATCTTGCTGGCAATCGGTATAGCCAGTGAGCCAAGCATAAAGAGTGATGCAATTCATATCTTTTGGCGGCTCTACTTTTCTATTAACAATTCTGTCGATGATATTATCGTAGCCGACTTTTGTTAGTTCGCTCATTCGTTTTCCTCCTAAAGTCAATCCGCGCTCTTTTACCCAGTTTGAAAGCCATCTCTTGATATCGCTATTTTCATAGATGTTAGCGTCTTCTACTCTCCAGTCTTTTTGGAACCACGATTGTCCTACAACGTCATCGCAAATCGCCAGCTCCGGAGAGATAATCGTCCACTTGTATCCAGCAAGCTCGAATTTATCTTCGATTCGCAGATTAGAAGCTTCCAGGTTGCAGAACCGCAAAGCCGGGCGCACACAACCGCGATCGGAGCTGACATGGCTGCTGCTGAGCGAGCCGCCGTAGTGCACGGATGCCGCGGTGAGCTGAGTGTAACCGGGCGACCGAAGCCACCACCACTCATTGATCGATGGTATAATATCTTTCGCATATTCGTATTCTTCCTCAGACAACAACGTTACCTCGCTGATCTGGATATCTATTGGCTCTGTTGTGATAATTTGCTTGTATGCTTTCATGATTTTTCGCCTTCTTTAAGTCTGGCGGCTGTTACCTTTTTGCTCCGCGATAACCGGAACCGCTTTGCTCCTTACTGGTCATTTAACTGTCATGCACAAAGACAGCACCGCTCTGTTATTTCCATTAATTCAGCTTTTGCCTAGACATAATTCGGCCCACTTCGTAGCAGTGAGAGCATCTTTTCTTGATTTCGTTGCAGCATGTAAGCCTATGTCCATAAATCCAACATAGGAACTTATACCAAAAATACTTCAAGATTAAAGCCTCCTTTAAGTCACATCTATCACTCCGGAAAAATTTCTATCTCATTAAATCCACAATGCTGATCAGTTAAATGCTTTGCCTTTAACAGTTCGGTAACTGTCCAACAACTTCCAATCGTTTTGATACCAAGTTTTGCCGTCCATACAAAAGCTCCTCGAGCTCTCAAATTTCGCCCTGCATAAGTTCTCTCAAAATCGGTTGGAGCTTGCCCGTACATTTTTTCCAATCGTTTTTGTAGCCTTTGAAATTTTGTCATGTAGTCTCCGTTAAGTCAGTCTCCAATGTTAAGTTCTTCCCAGTCAACATCGCCAATTCGCCTTGCGATCTCTTTCAATGCTGTTTTCCATATATCCTGATAATATCCATCTGTTCCACAATAGACCAACGTTTTAAATAACGCTTGATTCGACTCTTTATCTATTTGTTTTGCCCATTCTTCGTCTGTCATTATTAAAGCCTCCTTTAAATTATATCAGCTTTTCTTTTCAAGTTCCTTTACATAGTCTGGGCATTCATCAGAAGATTCGACCATTAGCCGAACATACTTTCCATCTCGCATTTTAAAACCATAAGCGAATGCTTTCTCTCCTTCTGGAATTTTAAAATACATATACTGCACAACTGAATTAATAGCTTCGTTTGTCACATCGCTTTTGTTGAGCCATTCATCTCCACTTTTCTTCAGTGTTCCTGCGTAAATCCCGGCAAGTCCACATCCAACATGATATTGAGCCATATTTTAATCACTCCTTTAAATTAAAACCCATCCACACTCCGCACAATCCTTGCATCATTCTTCATACGGCAACGGGGTTGCATTGTCACCGAACTCATCAGAAACTTCTTTTACATAGTCCTTGTAATATTCCTGTTTTTCTTTTTCGGATAAGCTATCCCACGCAATATCCATATTGGCTATCTCCTTTAATCGACTGGAATGCCACAAATCTGAAGTACGGAAATGCGGATGGGATACGCTCCAATTACAGCCGGGCCATCGCTTTTTTAATTCGGCAAACCGCATAAGTTATTACCATTTCCACCCGTGGACAGCAAGGAATCCGTCTGCTCTGTGATATTGATCCAGAGCTTTCAGCTGTTCCTGTATTGTAGACTGCATGTCATTGCAACGATCATCAAGATTTACATACTGTTCCTGCAGCTTTTTAAGCTCGATCAACATCTCGACGGCTGAGTCGATCATGTTCCACAGCCGGAGTTTCTTGCCGCCTGACGGACAGTTGATTTCTTTCTTCACTTCAGGCAGATGCTCAATTAAGTAGTCTATATCAAACATAATGACACTCCTTAATTTCCAACGGTCAACAGAATACACTTCTTCCAATACGGATCGTATTCTTTTGCAATCCGTTTGGCTTCCTTTTCGTACCAGTCTTCCGGTCTGTCGTCGTATCCAGTCAGAACTTCGATATTATCAAGAATTCTGTCTTCAAACGCTTCTCGGTCTACAAAGGTTACTTCATCATCAATCTGCTGATCGCAGTCGAGAATCTCTCCGATTGAAGCGCGTACGTCAGAGCAGAACATAGCGTAACTGCCGCCGATGTTTGCGTCCTCTGTCGCAAGGACGACCAGCGGGAGATCCGGGTTGTCAAGAATCAGCTGTCTCAGCTCGTCCGTGTTGTGAAGATTGTAACGAAACGGCGAACGCTTTTCAGATTCTTTCATGGTTTGTTCCTTTACTTCAACGGTATATTTGTTGCCGTTGTATTCCAGAGTCCATTCGCCAAAGTATGTATCGCCCACTTCAGAGACGGTAACTTCGTCCCATTGCGGATCGAATAAGATCGCCTGTGTCCAAGCAGCATTCGTAGTACCTTCTTCGTACTTGACGCCGCACATCTGAACTTCGATAAAGCATCCGTCTGGAAATAAAGCTCCGTTTATGATTTTCTCATCTTCTCCAAGACATTCGAATTCGTTTCGCGGCTCTCTCAGCCAGCGGTTGATATCCGGAGATGCCCAGATTGTTGTTTTCAATTGCATTTTATTTCACCTCTTTATTGTCATTCCCCTTTACTGCTTCAGACAGCTGTCCACTTGCTGTTTTTGTCTGAGCTTTTGAGAGCTCCGTTATAATGACATCTTGAACGTTCAGAAGATGTTTCAATGTCTGTGTATTATTTAAAGACGAAAACGATTCATAGCACACAGCGATAGTTATAAGGATCATCCATATAATTTGAAAAACCATTTTGTATTTCACCTTTCTCCGTCAGCACAGAACCAATCATCCGGCGGCAGGAGTAATTCGCCGCAAGCGTCTGTTCCGTGATATTTACAGTCTTTGCACCGCACAACCTGCGCAGCATCAATCGTTGGAGTGTTTTCAATCATATCCCTTATTGTGCGTGCAATAATTTGTTCGCTTGGCATTCTGGCGTGAACAAACATTTCATACGCGGATTGTTCAAGTTCTTCTGCGTCAATTAGTCTCATATATTGTCTCCTTAAAGGTTGTTTCCGTATTTGTGAACATCCCACGATCCGTCAGAATGAACTTCAAGCTTGTAACTGCCTGTGCCCAACGTGTCCAGCAAGGACTTGCCAGTTCTCTCTATTTTCTCAAACCAGTCCGTGTTCGCGAAGTCGTAATGCAGGAATACTGTCAACAGTTGATTAAACAGCCAGCAGCCGGACTTCCATACAGCTGTTCGCTTGGATCGTGATAAAAGATCGTTCCGGCTTTAAGAATGCCAAAGTCTTTTGTAAGTCTGTAATAAGTGTACTTCGGATCTGAAAATGCTCTGATCGCGTTTCTTGACATGTTTCATTACTCCTTAAAATAAATTTCCCTGAGAATCTACTAAACCGATGAATCCGCAACGCATGCATTTGCACTTGTCGCATATGCCGTGATATCCGTCTGACTCTACTATTACATAAGAGCGTTTATGCCAGCCTATTTTACAGAAAAGTAATCCAATCTTATTTAGAATCTTTGACATCATCTTTTGCCTTTCTTGCGTTCCATAGATCAACAGCTCCGGCCGTATCCCACATATGAAAGACGTTTCCGGAAGGCGGACCAAGTGCATGACATCTTCTGCAGAATATACGTACCGCGCCGTGCTCTTCAAAAAGAACTTCTTTCTTGATATCCAAGTCGTCCGATCCGCAGAAAGGACATCTGTCAGCCGTTTTAGTTTCACAGACAATCTGTTTGCCAGTTATAATTTCCATCGCGGCAGTCCCCCTTTAGAAAGCAGGAAGTTTGCCAAATGCTTTCCAATAGGTGATTTCGCCCAGCCAGCGGATGTCTCCCTCTTGACTGCCATCTGTGTCTTCCCATATTTTCTTGTCTTTATTCCAGCGGCCTATAGCATACTCTTTTCCGTCGCTTACAATTACCGCGTCTTCGCTTTCCGGAAGAGCACGACTTACAGGAATCCACGCCATTTCGTCATAAAGACGTTTCATTGTTCCAGTTTGTTCTTTGCGAAGATCGCTCAAAACTTCCAGCGCGTCTTCAAAGGGCTCCCAGGGGTTGCATGAAAAATCGCTTTCCCAATAAGGGCATTCCGAAGTGCATCCGACATGTTCCAGTTTGCTGTTGTAGTCTCCGCAGCATTTCAGCCATTTCTTGGTGCATTCATAATCTGCTGCCATATTTATCTCCTTGAAAAATAATCTGTGTCAATTTCTTCGTAATCAGCATCGTCTAAAGCGTCTTGCAATTCATCGATTGCGGTTTGTTTGCTGATCAGTTCAGAGTCATACTCCTTTAAGTAACGGATAAACTTTTCTAACACGTCAGCCCGATTTACGTATTGCATTTCATACTCCTCTTTTTACGTCTTTCTCATATTGTCTGTAGCAGTAAAAGTCTTCACAGTGACCACAGTAATGGGCTATTCGTTGGTGCCTTTCGTCGTAGTGCAACATACATCCAATAGGGCCACCACGAATGTATTTGCCTGCAAGATAACCTTCCTCAGCATTTTCGAAGTATTCATGATAGGCATAGATGCAGAAGTCACAACAAGGTTCACAGTACGTACTGCATTTTTTCATTCTCAATCTCCCTTATATTCGATGTGGGCGGGGATTTGCACCCCGCATGACAGCCTTTTCGCAGATGTCGGGTCGCATGACTTTCGTCCTTCTTCTCAGACAGTAACGTTACCTCTGTCTTCGTGGCTGTCTCCCGCTAACGCGTCTACTCTTGCCGTGACCTGCGCCCCTGTTGTTTCAGGTGATTTTGTCCGGTAGCCACGCCCTTGTTTACTACCCGCAGGATTGATGGCTTTACCGTCGGTTCCCCGCCGTCTATTCCGCCACCACGTCATGATCGTCCTGCTGCCGGGACTCGGACCCGGAACCTTCGGCTCATAAGGCCGCTGCTCACGCCGATTGAGCTACAGCAGGTGGTATGCTTTTATTTCTTGTCAGGACGGCTGTTATACCAGATACCGCCTCGCCTGTATTTCTCGTCAAGGCTGTAATAACTGCATCTTGTCAGCTCTTCGCTTTGCAGATATCCAATGTAATGGCCGTCAGTATCACATTTACAAAACGACTTGTAATGCTGACAGGTAATACACATTTTAGGCACTCGTTCTTTCATACTTTGTCTCCTTATAAGCTTTGCGTCAGGCCCCCCATCTCGCCTGACGCGTGTACGCCGCCTTTTGGCACGGGCATACTCCACAATATCATTTCTGGTTATGATACTTTTCTGTATCATTTACGGTTACAGTCTCTTCGCATTTGAATGTTACCTGTCCGCATTTTGGTAAGGCATCCGCACAAAACATCTGCGCGTCTTTCTGATTTTCGAACAGGTATTCCTCTTTGCCCTCTTCCCAGTAGACGGTTACTTTTATCATGGCTTCCTCCAGTTGGCCATCTTATTACCTTTCCCAGATAATATAATCAGTTTCCGCATCTTCGACAATGATCGGTTCGCCTTCGATGTCTTTGGCTTCACCAAAGTTCGCGTCGCAATAGTTGTCTTCTGCTTCCTTAAGAGCTTCTTCAATAGAGTCGGCTTCGACGCACGTTGTATACCGTGCGTCGAGCCGATATTCAACATAATATTTCATTTTATTTCTCACATTAGAAATCCGAGTTCCATATTCTCTTTGTCTTCCCAGCCGCAAAGGTTGATAATCGGTTCTTCTGATGTTGTGTCGAAGATATGAATTTTGCATTTCGGAACTTTTCCTGTTTGATCGACTTCAAAAAGCGTTTCAACAAGAATTTTGCCGTTCTTGTTATAAAGCGATGTCACGAAACCCGGATAGTTTTCATCTGTATAGCTGGAGTTTCTGACTTCAATTCGGCCGATCTTTGTTTCTATTTCTGCAACAGACTTGCTCATTTTCGGCTCCTTAATAAGTCAATGTAGTTGTCCAGTCTTCATTTTCGAGAAGTTCTCTTGCTGTATCGATAAGCATATCGTCTATGTTAATCCAATTCATCACTTCGGACGTGATAACCCATGCTTCATGCGTAATGTACCGAAGTGCTTCCCAGCCGGCTTCTTTATAGATGATTGCGTCATCGTCTGCGACGCATTTCTGAAGAAGCGTAAAGAAACTGTTTTCGTATTCGGGAAGATCTTTTACGAAGTCAATGTCGGGATCTCCGAAAATGTACGGCTGACCATAGCCGCCGATCATATACTTTCCGTCTTTCTCATACGACTTGCAATCTCCGCCCTGAATATTTGCAATGTCCACAATCTTATCGAAAAGTTCCTTATCTTTTACAGCGAAATAGTTTGTTCTGAAAGCACATGTGTAGTTTGCCATATTAAGCTCCTTTTCGATATTCTTCTTTGAAGATATCTTCGATGACACATTCAGCCGTTGCCCAATAGCACTCCCAGTACGGATCGTTATCTGAAAGAGCGCTCTCGAATTCATCGACAAGTCCTTCCATCCAATCGGGATTCTCGACTCTCCGGCAAACTTCGTTTGCAGTCGTTACAGCCCGGCCGATCTCAACGGGATCATCGGACGTGTTGAAGATCTCTTCTTCCCAGTCGTCTTCGCCGATATATTCTTTGATCTTGTGGATCAGATCGCACTTGTGATAGTACTGCTTACGCTCACGGTAAGCTTTTTCGATCTCGCTGTCTGTTAATTCAATCGTAGTCCCATTTCTTTCAATCGTCATTTTGTTCTCCTTGTTCGATAAATGTTCTTTTCTTCCAGTCTTTGTTTCTGTAAAATTTTATTACTATTTCGCCACAATTTTTACATTCGTAGTCTGGTGTGCTTATTTCAGATCCGTTTGCAAGCTTGATTGTAGTCCATGTTACAGGTTGTTTGCAGCGTGGGCAAACCAGACTGTCAATTGTGTTAACCATCGTAGTCCCCTCTGTCCTTTGCGGCCACGACAAGTGCTACGAGAAATGTCCCGAACAGTACTCCCACTCCACATCCGGCTAAAAACAACAGCATCTGTTTCGCCTCTCTTTCATTATTTTTTAAAATTTTTACAAAGGGGGACAAAACTATTAATATAAATTTTTGTCCCCTTTTATTTTAATCCCACGGGATTTGATCACGGTCTGCTTTGCTCGGCTCGTACAGTTCCCAGCATCTCCATCCACAATCCCAACAACTCATGCATCCTCCTGCTGATTAGGTTTCGTCAGAGCATTTTCCGGCATTCGGACAATCAAGTTTGCAGTTCTTGCAGTATCCTGTTTCTTCAAGCATTTCCTGCTCGGCAAATGCTTCATCGTACTTACACATAAGAAACTCCTTTAATCAAGCGTGGTCGAAGGATGAAAGAGATCCCAGCTCGGTACCTGCAGCGACAAGATGCAGTACCCTTCCATAAGTCCGTACTGCGGAGCATTGCGAAGGATATACGTTACTTCGCGCCGCGTTCTTCCTCCGGTATACTTTTCCCCGTCCCATTCTCTAAGGACAAGAAGATCTCCGACTTTCAGATCGTCTTCGTCTTTGCGGAGTTCAAACATTTTCCGATGGGCTACAATCTCTTTGTAGTATTCTGGCAGAATTTTCTTTTCAACCTGCCTGCGTTTGTTATATGGAATCCGGCCTTCCGGCTGTAAACTCGGTTCTGTCATTCCTTTTCTCCTTTTACTTCCACTGGTTTCCCGCAATACGGGCAGAACTTAATTCTTCTATTCGGGAATCCCATGAACAGGATTTCGTTGCACCATGGACAAGAATACTGTCCCCAACATTCAAAACCGCCGTCCGATGTTGGTATAACAAGTTGCTTTCTGATTACTTTTCTTGGTTTATTGTTCATTGTTGGAGATTCCTTTAATTAATGCGGGTGAGGATTTGCACCTCACATGATATACCCCATCAGTGCCTGTTCCCAATGTATATCTATCCAATTACCCGTTGATTGGTTACAGCGGCCTCTAGCGTCTACCTATTCCGCCACCGCATCCATGTCAATAATTCTTTAAATCAGCCCCGTTCCCGGGGCTGCTACACATGTCAGGGGTTCTTTCCCAGCTTTTCATTGGCATCACCCTCTTTCACAATTCAAATTCTCTTTTGTGATGCCCCGTTTCCGGGGCCAGGACACATATAAGGGTTCTTTTCCCAGCCGCCAGCTCCGTCAGGAATAACTGCTGTATTCATTGGCATCACCTTCTTTCATATTATAGTTTCCATTAAATCATTCCTGTTCAGGGCTATCCTTATCCATCCGTTCGATGGTAATAGTCATTCTGTTATCGTTGTGATATTCATCAAACAGTCCTTTGACAAATATCATTACATGTTCCATTCTCATGCCCTCTGCGACTATAAACTTGTCGATTCGAATTCTGTACAGCCTACTTGTCACCTTTATATCCTCCTTAAATTCTTTCCGCTGTACAATCTTGGCAAGCATAATACCAAAATTTTTCACCAGCTATAGTCCCGCCATACAATTTACACCATTTTTCTTTTTTGCAGAACGCACACGCACAACACATAAACTCTTCCACGTTTATTGTCTCCTTTATGTCAGTCCTTGCCACCTATTGCCAGTGCGATAAAGCAAACCAACGTCAGTCAGCACGGTGAGTGCCACCAACTGAACGCCACCTTCCCGAAGGCTATGAGCGGTATTGACAGCCCACCCCACACGATAGCCCCGCACATTGCTACAAGCGCGATGAATGAACCGATTCGCTTGAAGCCTCGGATTATATCATCGAATATCCCAGCCCAGTCTACGTTCCACATTTATGCTTTTGCCTTTCTCTTCTCCGCCTCGTCGCAGTACCCGTCAGCAGACTTTTTCTGTCCTGTCTTTTCACAATGGGGCGGAGACTCTATCCAGTGCTTGCAGTTTTTACAGCGGATCAGTTCTCCATGATTATCGTTCCACTGATAATCCCCGCCGTAAGTCCTGCTGTAAGATTCGATAAATTCAACTTTCGCCATAGCTGAAATCTCCTTTTTCCACCGGTTGTTCTATGTCTTTAGGTTCCCATTTATCCTAGTCGTCGCAGCTTCCAGAATAATGACACATCGGGATGTTCCAGTGATCATCTTCCCAGCCATATTTGCAGTCTCTACAGTCGTGCATTGTATGTAATCTCCTTTACACAAAGTTAGTTACCGTCTGTATTCGATCTGTTTGCCGTCAGACATCGTGATTAATACTTTATAAGGATACATGTCGCATCCATCCTGATTCATTCCCTTGTACAGACCTTTAATCTTTTTTGCGCCGCTCATCGGTGCGATATGATATGTTTCACATTTTTGCGCGTCTTTCGCTGAAGCATATTCAACGCCGCAGATATCACAGCGATATAATTTTCTTTCAGTCATGCGTTCTCCTTTATCTTATCTGTTCCATACGACAAATATCATTCCGCTTACACCCGGCGTCTTTTTGAAGTCGTCCAGAAGGCGCTGGCCAAGCTTGCGCCAGCGAGCTTTCCTGTACGACTTTCTGCGGAATACCCATCTGACTGTTCCATCTTTTTCAACCCAGATAACCATAAATGTTCTCCTTTAAGATCTTTACAGTTCTCCACCGGCACAGGACCAGTCTGCGCTGTTGTAAACTTCTCGCGGATAACCATCGTCATCAGTATCTAATTCACAGTATTTGCAAAGCTGTCTATCGGACGTCATTGTGGCATGCCTGCAGTCCTTGCAATAGACGACTACCGGCCGTTCGCGCAGAAACTCCGTATCTTCGATCAAAGACAGTGTTCCGTTTAATACATTCAGAAGCCTTTGGTTCTCAGCCGAAAGAATTGGACGATCAGAAATTGATTTTATATATTGTTCAACATTTTCCTTCAGTCATTTTACATCAATCATATTAGAACGCTCCTTTAATTCAGTTTCTTATTCCAATAATTTCTTTATACCATCCGATAACTTCAATGTTCACTTCCGTGACTTCTTTATAAGCATCGCCAGGTTTTGGCTGGAAATATACTTCTAATTCTTCGGCATTCAATTCATGGATTTGATCAACTAATTCCTGTCCTGTCATGCAAAGTCTCCTTTAAGTTAATATAAATGCGGGTGAGGATTTGCACCTCACATGGATGGAGTTTTAGGTTATTCTTGCTCTTGATTGCCCTCTGCCATGCACCCGAAGGCGGGTTGTCGATAACCGGCCGCCCAGAGATTATTTTACGGGGTACTAATTTTCTCCAACCATCCTATAAGTAAGCCTCACTTTAGCGTTTACCTATTCCGCCACCGCATTTAAAGTCTCCTTTAAGTCACATTGCCAGTATATTTCTTACAATTCTTGCTTTTCTTTAAGGAATGCAATACTACCGCATTCAGCAATGATTCCCTCGTCAGAAAAACTAAAAGCAATATCGTCTCTATCGTTTAAAAATTCATCTCTGCGCCTGAGTGTTTCAATATCGGGATGTGCCATATTCCTTACAAGTGCAGCAGTCTCATTTCGATCTAAAACCAGCTCACCCGCAATAACGACGGCCATTTTTCTTTTCCTCCTAGAAAAGCCACCTTTAAGTCACATTGCCAGTATATTTCTTGCAGTTCTTGCAAGCATCTATCGGTTCGTCATCATGGCATCCACTATATCCAAGGCATCCTGCTCCATCATGTTCAGCGTGTTCACAATCCGGATGACTACGCTCTTTCAGCAGTTCCAGAGCATCTAACGCCAAATCAGAAGTGCATTCATTTATAGACACCAATCCTTCATAAGAATACGGGCAGCTATCACAATGAGTCTTTGATGAATACCGGCACATTTCTAAACCTTTAGTTACCTTCTCAATATCAGACATCGTTAAAGTCTCCTTCAACTTTCCTTCAAGTTTTTATTGTAGCTTTTATGTTTGGCGTGTTATAGTTGCCGATCGAAGACATAATGCATTCTATGTCTACTTTATCGGTACTGACGCCATATTTCTTAGCGATTATTTCCTGAATTTCATTTTTGCCAAGAGTTATTTCCGCATGAACAGTTGGAGCTTTTTCAATCATATCTGCGATCAGCTCTCGGCTGTCCAGCCGGTCTCTGCCGACATGTTCAAGCAACTCATTTGCATCGATTAATCTCATTTCGTTACCTCCTTTTTGATTATCTTTTCTTTCATTCCAGTATCTGACTAATTGACGAGTGTCTTTAGGTTCGTCATAATTAATCGGATTCAGAATCATACATGTTGGGCAGCCTTCGCAGCATATAGCATATCTACCTAAAAAGAGCGCTACCTTTGCTTTGCTCCCACAAAATGGACATGGTTTCAGCGTTGATGAATAAGATTCAAGTTCAGTTTGCCACATTGTTTAAGCTCCTTTTGCGTCGGCTTCGTGTCTGGGCGAAGGGATTTCGATATTCCACAGCTTGAAGCTGTCGCTCCGAGTACGCTTGATCAGAATAAAGTCTCCCCAATAGCCCTTCTCTTTGAAGTGAGCTTTGGCTTTCTGCCAGCTTACATCATCGTGGCCGCCCCACAGATCAACCAGATACTGAGAGCTATTTTCACACAGTTCCCACATTTTTATTCTCCTTTAATCTTCTATCTCAATTAAGTATTCAAGATCAACCCAGCCGCGAGAACTCTTTCCCCAGCCGAGAACAACCTGTGTGATCTTCAGCTTGCCACCGGGCTTCAGGTAAGACCTGACCTTTCCGCCTGGAGTGCTTCTGATCTTAATCTTTGTTTTATGTTCGTTTTCTACGGTGAATTCGCGCAGCCTTTCGGTCAGATAATTTGAACTGCACCAGCAGGTTCCGTTCTCCCCGCCTTTGACTTCCACCCATTTCATGTCGTCAGACCAGTTTCCGGTAGAAGTAACGATCTCTCCGTAGTCGAAACGACATTCGACGTTGGACTTCTTGGACGGGAAAGTCCGGCCGTTCAGTTGAGATGCGATTACATACATCTGAACTTCTTCGGAAGCGTGTGCTGGTCTTGCCGTGAATGCAAGAACGGCCACGGTTGCCAAGAACAACAAAAGGAATAGTGCTATAGCTCGTCTCATTTGTCCTTATCTCCTTCTTCTATTTCGTTGCGCCAGTTATAACGGCGCTCAAATTCCTTGTCGGTCTCGTCGTCGTTGTAATACTTTCTTATAAGAGTCAGCGGCATCTCAGATCTTGGATGCCTTTCCCACATAAGGTATTCCCACCATGCGGGCTCATCGTCCTTATTGTTTCTTCCCCATGAAGGTTCTTCCCACATGTCAAAGAACGGTCGGTTATCTTTAAAGACAAACTCCTTATCTCCGTCAGAAACACGGACAAGAACTTTGTACACGGCCAGTCTCTTTGCCAGCCGACATAGCCATTTTGTCAGATACCGCTTTGTAGATTCAAAATATGTATCTCTCAGCGCTCCATCAAGAACGATCTGGTAGTTGGATTGGGTTTCCATCCAGCCGTGTCTCCGGCATTTATAACCGTATATGTCTTTGAGATTGTTCGTCCGGTTACCGAACTCGTCTGCGCTGCAGGAAGTGTTATATCCCGGACAAGGAAGCGCTCTGGCCGTCATATCTCTTTCTGAACCCGGGACTATAGGAAGGTGTTCGAGAACAGAATCGATAATGTACTGAATCTCCGGCTGAGATCTTCCGGGTACAGATACTTCAATTACTCCGTCTACGTGTGTCCAATGTGACATTTTTTATTTTCTCCTTGTATTTTGAAGATTGATTTGCTAGAATGTGCCCGTCACAATAGCTGATAGCCATATTACTCAAATAAGCACTGACCGGCTTCTTCTTTCCTTGGCAGATTCAGAGCAACCTGTACTCTGTATTAACCTTTATCTTGAGAGACTCTGTTGAAGGCGCTGTGACGGGCAGGCTGAACCTAAAATTCAGCCTGTTTTATATGCAAAAAGCGCAGCCGTTATAGCTGCGCTTGAAGCATCAGAATTATACGTTGTCTCCAACACACAAAGTCCGAATCTCGGGCTCTCTATTATGAAGACAAAGTAGCGTTGCTGTGCTTGGAATCACCTGGGGTGTTAATCATATTTTGCTGGGGTTCCGTTGACATCGTGGGGGTCATAGGTTCGAGTCCTACTAATCCCACAGCCCTGGAAGCTAGGAAAATCAATGCTTCCGGGTTTTTCTTTTTCCCGGAGTTCTGGGGATTTCGCATTCAGGAGCCACCGAAGAGTCAGTTCTTGCGGTGAAAATCGTTGATTCATAAGGCTCCGCAGCCTGTTTTTTGGAGCCAGAAAGAGCCACGAGCTGTTGTTTTTCAGGCTCTGAAGGACATTTGCGTTTCGTTGATGGGTCGTTGATGGATCAGGGTTTGCCACAGGGTTACGACGAGCCCTGGCAAGTTGCCCATTGGCAGTTGACAAACAGTTGACGAAAGATTTCGGCAGTTGACAAGCGGTTGACAAGTTCAGCCGTTCTTGGCAAGCTGATTGATCAGGGTTTTGTGCTTCATCAGGCTCTCGTGTCTGGTGGGAGCATAGGTAGTTTCGACCATTCTGGTGTCTGCGTGGCCCATCAGGTCGGCCACTTGAGCGGAGCTCATGCCTGTGTCTTTCAGCTGGGTTCCGAACGTAGACCGCCAGTCATGATTGTTGTAGTCGGTAATGCCGAGTTCTTTGAAGGCCGGTCTGAAGATGCGGCGAAGGGTCGACAGGCTTGCCGGTTCGTCTTCATTCCTTCCGTGGATAACATAGCCGCTCTCTTTTGCAAGCGGTTTCAGAATGTCCGCGAGTGGGTCTGGAATCAGGAATTCCCGGGTGGATTTTCTGGTCTTGGTTTTGTCTCTGACGACCGTTTCCTTGCCGTTGGGGTAGACAACTGTTCTTTTGATCTCGCCGTAGCCTTCCTTCAAGTGGATGTGCTCCCAGCCGAGCCCGGCGATCTCTTCCCTTCTCATGCCTGTATAGGCCAGCAGGCCCATGTAGAGCCTTTGCTGTTCGTTCGCCAGATGGGGAATCTTTTTTCGAACGCTGTCCACGTCGGCGTCTGGAAGAGCTTTGTGGTGGCCGGATTTTTCGCCTTCGTTTGTCAACAGGGTCTTTTTCAGGGGATTGTCGTCGACAACTTTCAGGTCAATGGCGATGCGGTAGATTCGGCCGAGGAGCCCGCCGACACGGGTAATCGTTCCGGATACGATGTCCTGCTGCAGGCCGTTCTTCTTTCCGTTTGCCATCCAGTCGTATAACTCCTGGACGTTTGTCACGGTGATGCTGTCCATCGGAAGCTCTCCAAGGACGGGCAGAATATACCGGTCGAGATAATTGATGTAGTTTGCGGCAGTTGTTGGGGATAATCCCCTCATAAACTTTTTCTTATAAGTTTCTTCCACGAAGGTTTTCAGCGATGGGGCTTTCGCTTTCTGACTCATGAGATCCATCAGGAACTCGCAGTATTTTTCGTCTGCTTCGGTTTTACTTCTGGCTCTGATGCGAATACTTTTAATCTCTTTGTCTTCAAGATAGTGGTAAGTTTCTCGATAATCGCTTGGCACATTATCTCCTTCTACACCCTCTATTCTATTTTCAAGGTTCTTCACAAGCGACAGCAACGCATCGAGTTTTTGCTCGACCTGCTGATTGTACTCGATTTGGGTCATTTGTACAACCTTCTCTCTTGTATTTTTATTAAAAAAGACCGACAGAGTTCAACTCTGTCGGTCCCGGCATGACCAAGCCTACCCTAACAGTCATGCCATGCTTCCCGCCACGCTTATCATGTTTGAATCGTTTGAAAAGAGAAGCGTCCCGAAAATGTTAAACAGGCACTATAAAGAATACAAGCCACGTAATGAGAATCTGGACAAAGTGGATCAGTTGATCCGCAACTAGCGTGATCGTCAGCCTGTTGGCCTTCAGATGATCGACCAGCGCATGAATGCCAACATTCCAGACCAAAAGTGCCACGATCCAGAACAGTTTCGCTTCGATCAGCCCCGTCCAAAGACAGACGTAGGTTGGAAGCATGATCATAAAAGACCAGCTGAAAGCGTGTTCAATCAGCGCGATCTTGTAGTCATGACGGTAGCGGGGGCTTTGGGTATGTTCCTGCCACCAGCTTTTCTGCTTCAGGTCTACGAGGACGCCCTGAAGATAGTAGTCATCTACAATATGAAGAAAGAACATTGCAATCAGAATCAGAATTTTCTTATCGAGAATCATTTAGCGCTCATCCTTCCATAATCTTTTGCGTTTACCAGCGCGATCGCAAGATCATCAATGATCTGGTGGAGCACCCGGAGACTGAGATCAGTTTCCCAGTCTTCGCCATTCGCGAGAATCGCCATCTTGCAATGCAGAAGTTCGTGGACAAGCGTATGCTCAAAATTGAATGGCCGGATACAGCCTTTCCTGACTTCCGGATCGATGATACGAATGCTGGCGGATTTGGTAGATTCCACATACTCCACATCTCCATCGACTTCTCCGATCATGTCCTCATCCTTGCATGGATAAGACAGACAGATATACCAGTCCTTCAGTCCGAGCCGGGTTTGCCACTCGTCTAAAAGCTTTAATTCTTCAGGCATTTTTACCCCTTTCGTAGTTCACATATCGGTTTTTCTCAATCCATGCGGCTGCTTCGCCCTTTGTTTTCCCTGTGAATTCAGGAATCGGCATTTCCGCTTCTTCAAAGATCCGGGCAATATACCGCATCTGACTTTCCGTTGGCGGATCGTCGTGCCATTTTCTGGATGGCCGGAGAGAATTCAAAGAAATATTTCGCATAAGCTCTCCTTAAGCAATGAATTCGTCTTTACATTTGGGATCAGGGTCAAACTCCGGACACGCCATCACATGATATGAACTCATGCGGGTATCCTTATTAATTTTTATTTTGGTTGGTTTTGCCTTCCAGCCCTTTACCGGCTTAAAGGTACTTGACCAGCTGCAGTTTCCAGTTGCGTTTTTGCAGTACCAGCACAGTGTCTGGCCGCCGGTATAGATCATAAGTAACTCCTTCCGAAGAGTTCGATAAATTTTTCACGGGAATACTTCTTTTCGAATGCTATCTGCGCTTCCTTTTCAAGTTCTCTGTCCAAAGCCTTGTCAGAGTCATGAAGGCGCATGTGAACGTCATGCCGCAGCCATACCCACAGCCCATAATTGTCCGCAATTTTCCTGTTTGCGGTTCCGTGCAGACAATGGTGTTTGTCGAGTTGAATACGACTCCCGGTTATATAGCATTCTTTTTTGGTTTGCATAATGCTGTCCATCTTATATCACTTCGAATAGTCCGGATGCTCTGAGTCGGACGGAATCCATCCGATTCCAAGGTCATTCAGAATTCTCACCAGCCGGGCTTCCGCTTCCTGCTTTGACTCTTCCGGTTCTTTATGAAATACCAGCGTCCCTGTAAAACGAATCTCATTCATAATAATTACCTCTTTCGAATCTTTCTGCTTCTTCTTCTAAAACTTTCTTATACATTCTGTTGTCTCTTATAATTGAAAAGGCAAGACAGAAAAAGGAAACGAGACAATAAATAAGAAGAAGATAATACAACAGAGCAAATACCATATCCATTGCTTTCTCCGTTATTTCTGCTTTTATTCCTGAGTATTATATTCTTTTTCCTGAGCTTTCATTTCTTCAATTCTTCTGAAGTCCATCATGCTCCAGTACTCCGCAGGAGCCCAGACATGCTTGCCGGTGTTGTTGTTGGTCTTACAGCGGCACAGCTTGCAGGAGCAATGAATCTTGTTTTTGCTGTATTTGTGAAGAGTTTTATACCATTCAAAGCCGTAATTGTGGATACTGATCGACTGCTTCCTCAGCGCTTTCGACCAGTTTTTATGCCGTCTTTCGGCTCTGGAACGCATGCCAATCACTCCTTACACGGCATATTCGTTGAAAGTTACCGTTGCATAACCGTCTTCAGCCGGGTCAATCTTCACACTGTAGAGTGCGAAGTATTCCTGAGCCGCCCTGTGCGTGTCTTCTCCGATTCGGCTGAGCACAAAGCTTGTGCCGTCTACGCCCATCTTGCGGAATCCAAGCCAGATCGGATCGCTGTAATGCGGATCTTCTTCCGGAGTCTTGAAGGCTTCCAATCGATCGTAGATCGCTTTGAGATCGTAGAAGATATCGGAGTTGTAGTAGTTGCACCGGGCAGCGTCCTTAATCAGCTGGCTGAACATGGCACTGGGATTGTACATGACCGAGCCGTTGTAAGGGGAAATCTGTACATTCTCAGATGACGTCTTGAACGGCGTCATCAGAGCGTACAGTTCAGAGGATGTTGATGCTATCATTCATATTCACCTCTATGAATTCAATATATTTGCCTTTCAAGCCGTAGTTTTCTATGTACTTGCGGATTGCTTCCAGCTTCGTGTATCCGTAATAACACATCTCAGGATACGGTCTGCAACGGATGCATAAACCTGTTCCCGTGGAGTTGGAAATCCGTTGGATGGTTCCCAACATCATTCTTCCCCCTTGTGCCACTTCAGACCACGGGCTTTGTACAATGGAATCCAGTGCTCGGTATAGAAATCATAGCCACCACCGTCTATACCGAACACAAAACCGTAATCTTCCTGCCAGTAGACGCGAAATCCGCAGTCAGACATAGCTCTCAGACCGTCTCCGGTTTCCGGATCAATCCATAGCTCGTCCAGACGATCACTGAACGTCCAGAGCGTAGTCCAAAGCGGAAGAAAGCCATCTCTGCACACAGAGAAATCCTTCTCTTCCAGAACCACTCTCTTTAAGTCCGGTGTATCCAGCCGGATTTCATAGCGGTCCTCGTCGCCATTTTCAAAAGTGGTGACAATTGTTCCCAATACTCCATTATGCGGACCGGAAGTCACAAATACAATGTCGCCCACACTCGGAAGCGTGACTTCTTCCACCCGTTCCATATCGGAGAGTTTGCTGAGCACAGCCGAAGGGACTTCGTTGAATTCGCTTACCCATGTTTCGGCTGCTTCCCGGATTGTATCGTAACGCATTTAATATCCTTCCTCGATTATTTTACAGTTAAAAATCGGCCGATAGTCATCTTTTATAAGCTGGACTTCATATTCGCCCTGATAATCGTAATAATCATCTATGACATAGTCTCTGATCGGCCCTATAAACTCATTTCTCCGAAGCGCGTTCAGAAGTTTCTTCTCTGTTACTTCGCCGTTAATGTAGATTTTTTTGAGCGGAAACGAGTCGTTGTAAGTCCAGCCGCTGTCGCCTTCAGCCCATGCGTCGACCTGATATATCTGAAGCCACATTTTGTTCTCCTTTTGATGCCAGAGTTTTCTTCTTAATGTCAGCCAGCCATTCGGTCATCCAGAACTGGATTTCCTTTTCAAAACCGGCCGTGAAACTGGAGACTCCATAAGCATTAATCCCATACGCGTCTTCCCATGTTTCACCGGTTGCAGGTTCCAGACAGTTTACTCCAAATGTTTTATTGTCCGGATTTATCGTAAACGTCAAATTAAGATAATGTTCCATATTACACCCACAATTCTTCATCTTGTCTGTCCGGGTTCTTAAGCTCCATCATCTCCCGTCGTGCTTCGTTCAGAAGATCGTCACAGCTCTTATTCAGCTGCTTCAGACACTGCTCATTCAGAATTTCAAAGATAATCTTCTGCTCTTCTTCTGTCAGAGAAATAGTATGGATTCCATAACCTTCGTCTGTTGAGTTGACCCGCTCGAAGCAGATTCCTGCATCTACTTTGGTGTCAGAGAATCCATTGACGGCAATTGAGAAGTCATACCACCCGTCTAAATCGCATTCGTACCTGTCGTCAAACATTGGCTGAAGCCCGGCTTCTATGCACACCTTGTCGGCCAGTCTGTCAAGCATACCTGTTTCAAAAAGCGTAAAGGTTACCGTCGGGAATACGCACGGATAAGAATTGAAAACTTCGTCCGAACCAAAGCAGTAGCCATCCTCAAACGCCCCAAAGTCAATGACAATAAATTCTTCCATTAATTCTTTCATCATTTTAAATCACCTATATCATTAATAAAAAAAATACTACAGCCATGATCGCAGCCAGACACATAAAACCAAGAAACCAATTACCTTTTTTAAAGCTGGAATACGTTATCAGAAACAGCGTGAAGATCCCGAAAGCACCAAAGACACAGGCAATTGCGAGAATAAAGTTTGCGCCTACAATAGAGATCCGATTTATCGCTCCCATCCGAACACCTTCCGGATTCTGTCTCCGATTGCCTTTGTTGTTTTCTGGATGTACTCTTCGCTGTTGTTAAGCGGGATCTCAAAATCGTCCTTGTTGATCTGCAGTTCCCGATAGGTCAGGTAATGCGTGCCATCGTGATGAGACTGCCAGGATTTCAGGTCGTCGCCTTCGACATACCATTCGGCAAGCTCGCAGTCTTTCTCGAAAGAGAGACATTCGTTCACATTCGAGCCGACGAAACGCCAGCCGGTTTTGCGGCCATACCAAAGGCCGAGATCGGCAATCACGACAATATCTCCATCTGTTTCGATATTCAGGTTTACTTTCTCGTCTTCCAGATACTCGTCGTTGAGATCGTACATGATCATCATCCGGTCATCTTCAGTGTATTCTTCTTCGTCCGGATAATATTCTTCAAGATCTTCTTTCCAGTCTTCGTAGTCCATGTCATAGTTTTGCCAGATAACGTGTTTGTCGAACGGCATGCTTATTCCTCCTTATCTTATGTTTTTCAGGCGCATTTATAACTGTATGCCGGAGCTTCGGAGCGATCTTTCTCCCAGAAAACGCAACGCTCGATATCGAACTCGAGTCTGACAGCATGTTCAACGCCCTGCTTGTCGTTAAAGATCATTTTCCTGTCTTCGAACGGATCAGCCATTGAAATAAACACATCCGCTGCGTCTTCATATAAAACATCATAAGCGTCATTGGCATATGCGCCGTTCATCTTCGGAATCTGGTTCTTTGCGATGATAACGACAATATTATTGTCTACGGCAAATTTCTTGATTTCCTTCATCTTTTCGACGATGTAATCATTTGTAAATGTGTCCTCCAATCTTTTCGCGAACGGATAATCGAGTACAAGAACGTCGCATTTTTCTTTGGAGTATGACATAACTTCATCGATTGAATATTCATAATCTAAAATCCAAAATTTGCCTGTGATCCAGCGTTTAATTGCTTCGTTTGCAGACTCGTTTGCTGTCAACCCGCTCCATTTCTTATGTTCGAGATCAGCATTTACGGCAATTTGTTTGGAAATGTTTTGATAATTTCCAGCAGGAGTTGTGTCGCCGCTGTACAAGAGGACTTTCTTGCCCGTTTCAATGGCATTCAAAGCCAGCTGATGTCCGAAATGAACATTCCCGCTTCCTCTGCGGCCGGAAACAACAATCACATCACCGGGGTTCATTCCCCCAAAGCTTTTATCCAGAGACGGAAATCCATACTTAATCATTTTATTCTCCTTATCTTACGACGACATTTCGTCTTTTCTTGTTTTCAAGTTCTTTTTCATGCACTCTGAAGCATTTGTACGAACAGCAGTATCTGAACGAAGATGTTTTCTTGTCCCGGAACTTGTACACGTAAGCGGATGTGGATTCGAATTCTTTACCGCAGATAACACATTTTCTCTTGTACAAGCCGAGAGCTTCTTCGAATTTATTGCTCATCACATCTCTCCTTAATAGATAAACCACCAGTAGTCGAAGTACTTTTCATAATCAGAGTTCTGCGGTGCGTCAATGTCTTCGATGCCTTCCAGATCTGATATCAGTACCTGCTTGGTAAGATTGCGGTAACGGGCTCTGAGAACAGCGTTTGTGTTCTCTTTGGCGATCCTTCTCTTTCCGGAAAGCTCGTATCTGTTCCAGTACCAGTATCCGTTATTTCGAGGGTCGTTATACCGCATCCACTTTTTATCTTTATATTTTTCGTAGTTCCTTTCCCAGTACGAGCGATCAGCATTTATGCTGTAATTGGAACATTTGTATGCGTGATGCTGTTTCAGCGCTTTTTTATGCTGTTTCAGTCGGGCATATCGATTCAGCTTCATTTTGGTCGCTCCTTTCTTTTGATTGTTTTATATACAAACGGCAAACAATTGCCTGTAGATTCCTGAATTAAAAATACTTTGAATAAATTCTTTTTTCTGCGCTCGCGCCACTCGGCGGCTCCTGACGGCCGCCGAGGACGCTTCGCATAATTACATTTTATCCGTGCAAAAGTTGATATCCGAATTAAAGATTTCCTTGGCAAGTTCTTCGTAAAGCGCGGTTCTGTTTCCATTTATATCCCCAAGGTTGTCATTATAATACTGAACAACTTCAGGCTTGAAAACAACATAGGAGAATTTTCCAATTCCACCATTGACTGTCTCAATTCTGGAAACAACAGGATTGTCAGAGAAGGCCTTCCGATACAAATCAACGGTCGCATCTTCACCGCTGTCTTCCGAAACAACCAGAACCTTCATCTTCCGGGCTCCGAAAGTCACATCTTCAGGCAGCAGTTTGGCAATCGCACTTGCCTTTTCGGCATTTGCCACGCTCATCTTTACCGATAAGTCATCATCATCTTCCAGCGGAGAGATCGTAATGTCCGGATCTTTCCCGAACAGCGCCTTCAGGCTGTTGTAGTACGTATACCACGGAGCTGATAATCCGATCTTCTGTTCCGAAACCGTCTTCTTCTCTGCGGCATTGATCGTATTTTCATTCGCACGAGCCGCTGTTTCTTTCTGCGAATCGCCTAAAAAGATTCTCATTGCTATTGCCATCCCTTTCTGTTGTCGGCCTGTTAGGCATTCACAATATCCTTCATAGCCTTTCCGGGTTTAAAGGCAGGCGCTTTCTTCGCCGGAATCTGAATCGTTCCACCGGTCTGCGGATTCCGGGATGTCCGGGCAGCACGCTCACGGACTTCAAAGGTTCCGAAGCCAACCAGCTGGACATTGCCGCCGTCAGCCAGCGTGTCCTTCACCACGTTCATGAATGCGCCAAGAGCCTTTTCAGCAATCTTGGGTTCAAGGTTAGCTTTTTCTGCCATCTTTGTTACGAGTTCCTGTCTGTTCATTTTCCTGTCTCCTTTAAATAGATATTTATTGTCTAATGCGGGCAAGGACTTGCACCTTGCAGTGATGTCTATCGGACGTTACATCGTTGCCAACGGGGACGCCTGTCCGTCAGCGTCCCCTTGCAACCCGTTTACTTATTCCGGCACCGCATAAGGCTTACTTATTGTTGTTTTGCATTCTTTCTCTCGATCTTTTTGTCCCATTGCTGAAGCAGTCTCTCACATTCTGTCGGAGACATTGTCGGAAGCCCGACCGCTTCAGCGTCCTGAACCAGAGATGAAATCAGGTCAGACATTTGCTTTTTATTGTAAACCGAAGATCCGTACCATAAGGTTACATTTGTGCAGCCGGGGAGTTTACTCGGAGACGTTTCCGCCATCCAGCCTTCCCCCCGGTCTCTCCAGTTTCTGCAAAGCGTGTCTGCCGCCACGTCCTTTACGCATATGATTTCCGATACCCCGCCGATGTCCCTGATTGCGTTCCGGTACACTTCGTACTTTTTTACGCCGGTCTTTTCCGCAATCTGGTCTATGAGCGCCCACGCTCTGGCATTGGCGTCGAGTGATCTTGCCGCCGAGTATTTCTTGATTTCAATCTTCACATCTTTGTCAGCCAGTTCGTCAAACGTGTCTCTGAAATCAGCGTGCACCGTGAGTGTAATATTCTGAGTTCCATCCCTGTTCATTGTCAGATCTCGAAGTTTGCCAATCATCATTTCTGAGCACCTTCTTTATTGGGCTGTTCAACGGTTATTCGGAGATTAAACTGGACACAGCCCCGCCATGCGACATGATAAAGGTTTGCATTTTCATTGTTACATCTCCGTGAATGCGGATAAACTTGCCGTCAATCATTTCAATGACGGTATCCTCTTTGTCATAATGAAATGTTTTAATCTTGTCCACATTCATATACACCGGCTGTTCTCCGGTGTTGCTCCTGTATTTAATAAAGTTCATGTGTCCTCCTGTTCATTCGTTCAGAATGTTCAATGCTTCATACAGCGCATCCACTTTGGCTTTTGTTTCCTGATACAGTTTCCTGTATGGCGCAATTTTCTCTTCATATTCCTTTGTCAATTCCTCAATCTTCTGCTTATATTCTTCCTGTTTGTTCATCAATGCATTGATTTTATTCTCCAACGGGAGCAGAAGAGATTCATCCGTCTTGTCAGCAACAATCTGCTTGCAAACCTCTTCTTTCACAACGGGCTCTTCTTTGACAACTGTTTCCTGAGCCGCTGTTTCCTTGACAGGTTCGTCTTTCTTTTCGCTTTTCTCTTTCGTTTTCCACATCGGCTTGGATTTCAGTTCGGGATGCGCATGCTGATACGCGTAAACCTTCTTTTTTGCTTTGCGCTCTGTCATGTTGAAATTCTCCATGATCCACTGCAGGGGATTTTCACTTTCATACGCCTTGTCGTACCAGTTGTCAATGAAGATTCTCTTCCGTTTCTTCTTCTCAGACCCTTCTGTTTCCTTAGGTTCCACGTTCTCTTCTTTTTCTTTTGTAATCCCGTTATGCTTTACGGCCTCTTCTCTTTGTTTCGCTGCATCTTCTCTTGCCAGTTCAAGCAACGTTCTGTTGTTGATCAGTTTGGGATGCAGCTCAGCCTGTTCCGAAGAAGGAAAGGCAAGCTCAAGCGCGCGTTTTCCATAGGCGCACGGAGTCGGACATTTCATGCATTCCGAGATTCTTCCCTGAGATTTCCAGCACAAATGGTTTTTCAGAATATCTTTCAAATCCAGATCTTCCAGCTTTGGAGGAGCTGTTTTAATCGGTTTCGGATTTTGAACATAAGGAATATCATAAGTCCTCATTTTTATAGTTTCTGTCCTTTCGTTGTTTGCTTATTCTTAATTGTCAAATAACATCCATGAATCAGGAAGTGTCTTGCACCAGTCAATGAACTGAGCCCATTCGTGCAGTTTATGTCCTGTCCTTTGCTTAATAATGTTGCGAAGCGCCGCATACGAAAGCATTACATGCCGCAATTGCAGATACGACTGCGGCAGCATCTGAATGATCTCTCGCCAGACTTCTTTTGACTTGTCCAGATCTCCTTGATCTTTAAGTGTTTTTACCATCGTCATGCGGCTGTTTATTTCATCGATCGTAGATTCAAGAACTTTTACATTGTCCGATTCGTGCGCAAAATCTTCTATTGTTAAAGGCCTTGCCAGCAATTTGTGCATGGTAGACGTTGACAGTTTCTCCACCCCAACCCTGTATGTATCAAATTCAGTCCACCAGTAGCGGGGAGCCGTAATTCTTGCCCAGACCATGATCTGGCGAAGATGCTTTGCGTGTTCCGGACCGGCGTTCTGCAAACGCAGAGAAAGTTCTTTATCCTTAGGTCCTATTTCAAACGCATCTTCCCCTTCGAACGAATCATTCTTTGCCCAGGATGACATGGGATCTCGCATTGCTTCAAACGCGGGTTCATATCCGGCGGTCAGTGTTGTTTCAATCTTCATCCTCTATGTTCCTCCTGAAGATGTAGGTCTTGCTTGTTACATCTTCCAACGTTTCAACACAGGCGTTAATTTTCTGCACAAGACTTTGGCACAGTCTGGTCAGCCGAATCACTTCTTCATTCAGCAGTTTATTCTCGTGCTGAAGTTTTTCAACGGTGACCATCAGATAATCCGTCCTGCTTTCAGACTTTTCGTCTTTATCCACATACGGCGTATATTCTACTTCCGGCATGGTTTCTGATCTCCTTCCTTTCTTCTTTCGATCAATATTTGAGGTTGATTTCTTTTCTAACTTTTTAAGTACAATCTGAGAATACAGATCATCAGGAATATATTCTTTTAATTCCTTCAGCACTTCGCTTTGAACCTTAAGAGATTTAAATGCTCTGTGCAATATTGCAATGAGCATTGATACGTTACGATAATTTTCAAACGTTTCTTCTGTGTCGTCTTCTCTATATATCAATGCTGCCAATTTTCTCATTTTAATCAGTTTATAATCTAACGGCTTTTTACTCATCTCCAAGATCGCCCTCCCATACGGTATAATAATCTTCAATATTCGGATGACGACTCAGCCACTCGTTGATCTCCGCATTGTCGGACTCGCCGTCTTTTGTCTTATCTAATATGTGGATGCCTCTTCTGTTCAATTTTTTATTTAAATAAGTTCCTTTTGCTGTGCATAACTCATCTCTGAATTCCCATTCCTTTTTCCAGGAACCATACAGAACAGGTTTTGCATTCATGCCATCCAACAGTTTTCTAAATTGTTTCACACGAGCTTCTGAAATTCCCATGGAACCATCCGGCGCCTTTGCGTCAGAGCCGTCAAAGTTTAATATTCCGTCCACCTGAAAAAAAACTACATTCATGAGACTTCTCCTTCCTTTAACAGTTTGTCTGCTTCTTCCTTTGAAACAAACTCTCCAGTCTGGAAGGTACTCTTTTGCTGAGCGTATTTCTCTTCTTTTGCGAGCCCATTCTCGGTTATATACTTAACTTCTTCAGGAGACATGAGCTCAAACGGCTTTGAATGTATCCGAACGTCCGCGTCTCCGAACATCTTTGCGGAAAATGAATCATACTTTTTCTCCGCATATATTTTTTTTATTTCGTCTACCGCAACACCCGCATTGCGGGCATAGCAGTATGAAACACCTTCCTGTTTGTTCCCATGTCCCATTGTCACCTGATAAAGATATATTGCTTTTACAGCCATAGGTCATTCTCCTTCTGTACCCTTGTTGTGAAGGCTCTTTAACGACAGAGCCACGCCGGAGATGCATCCAAACAAAAGCAGAATTAGCATCCAGCCGGAAACAGGAACAGAGCCAGTCAGCCAAGACATAATACTCTTAAGCATTTTTCTTCTCCTTTTGCATGTCTAAAAAAGTTGTAGCAATCGCTATTGCACTCCAGCAGTCCTTTGTAACGCCATAGAAATAGTCCGGATTCTTTTTAGTTCCCGTTCCACGCTGTTTGTCAAAGGTGGCAAAGCGGTCGATCAGCGCATGTCTGATCATTGTATCGTTTGCCTTCATCGTCTCGCACAGGTACATCTTTTCATCCTTACGGAAGATATACTCCACGGGAACAACCTTCTCCGCTTCCTGAGAAAAGCGGCCGATCCATTCACAGGTAATAAACGTTGTCTGCCCAACGTTCGTCGAATAGCTCATCATTCTCTCGATTACAATCTTGTCCGGCATATAAAGGCGCTTTCGATTCAGATATTCCAACATTATCTGCATCACATTTTTGTTGGGAAGCTTATCAAAATCCAGCAGCGCATAGTCTTTTCCGGAGCTTTCATCGGTCATAACAGCAAATGCGCTGTTTTCATTTCCGGGATCGATTGCAAATATTACCATGGCATTCCCTCCTAATTTGTCCATTCGGCCTGTGAATAGGAACACAACATGGAGCTGTATCTGTCAGGGGGAACAACACATGTGGACAGCTGGAAAATCGGGCAAGATTCTGCTTCTTCCGGAGTCTTTATGCAGAACATACACTGTTCCTGCGCCATGTTTACAAGCTCCTTGGCGCATTCTTTTTCTATTACAACGTTCGTTGTTTCGGTCTTTGACACCGGAACGAATGAAACTTTATAGTCTGTCATCATATTCTTTAAAGTACGAACCTGATTCGGCGGAACTGTATCCAGAAGATCGCAGAACAACTGCATGATTTCATCCAAGCATTTATTTACACGCTCTTCCCCGTTTTCCATCATCTTCCAATGATCCATAAGATTATCTTTAAAATAATTAATTTCGCTCACAAAAGCGGCGAAACGTTTTAATTGATTAAATTCAGAACTCACCAGTCTCTTTTCCATGTCAGTATTCCTTATTTTCAGATTTTTACATCAGTGTGCACTTCAATAAAAAAGAGAGGCTGAGCATAATGCTCAGCCTCATTTTGATTTACCGATCCTTACGAGAGTTCAGCAAGAACTTCGTTCAGTTCTTTTTCGGCAGAATCCAGAGCGGCTTCAGCATCCATGATTGCTTCGCGGTAAGATTCGATCTCAGCGTCAAGTTCCTTGATACGTTCTTCTGCATACGTCATGTCTTTCTCTCCTTCTCTGTCGATACGAGTCACAGGCTCGTCCGGGTATTCTGCCAGATCGGCATTCACAAAATATTCGCCCATACAACCAACTCCTTTAATCAAATAGATTAATCACGCTCTTAAGAGCCTGTATATGAAAACAACAGGACGATTGCTGTTTCATCTTATATTATGCGCCATTTTTTCAAAACGTCAATAAGACGACTTTTCGGCGTAGTGTTGGTTGGCGCGGCAGAATTTACAGACGGCTTGCCGTCTGTGGAAGAACCGCTATCAATGGTACTCAGTATTTCGTCTAGCAGTTTGTCCTTGTCTTTTTCCGAGAGAAATAACGCAGGCTCGTTGTCATAGACAACATTTCCGTATCCAATGTCCCATTCGCCATCTTTGAATACATACTTCCAGTGACAGTCATCGTCACCGCAAAACTCAATCTGGCCACGGTTTACATATGGAACAACACGATTATTCCAGTCTTCAATATCATCATTGTGATATTTTCCGTCGAAACAAAGGTTTAGTTCTTTCTCTCCGTTGTGTAATCCTACATCACAGAATATTGCATAAGCATCTTCAATGATGTCATTCGGCGGGGTACTCTTTAATTCCAGACACCCACCGCCTGTTGCGTAGTATCCCATTTATTCGTCCTCTTCATCTTCTTCGTACTCATAGGAATCATCATATTCGTCTTCATCTTCGTTGTCGTCTTCTTCAAAATGTGAAACATTGTAAACTTTCATATTCTTTGAGTTGTTCGGATTGGCTTTAATATTTACTTTCTCAATCGCGCTCAGCAGACGGTTTACGGAAAGAGGCGAAGCAATGACTGATCCATTGTCCAGAAAGATAGCTGACTTTGCTTTATCAATCCCGGCAGCGTTAATTAATGTTCCTGCCTTTTTCTCCGCTGTAATTGTTTTTCTTGCCTGATAGATATCTGTAGACATGATTGCGACAATTCTTGTAATGCATATCGCCGTGTCAGATTGTCGTGTTCCCGGTCTTTTTACCGCAACTTTTACAAAATTTAAAGGTAACGAGTAACCCATTTAACATCACACTCCATTTCGGGTATAGTTCAAAAATCCAAAGCGGATTCTCTTTGCTACTCCCATAAACGTTGTGCGGCTGAGAAGTTAATCAAAATCTACAAATCCATCATTGAAGAACCCATACTCATCAGAGATCAGTCCTTCCCCGGAGAATCCGGCATAACTTCCATATCTGTCAAAGTGTTCTGTAAATCCAAGCGGGCCTTCCATTGAAAATCCCGCATAATGTCCCATTCTATCATAGTGATTTTGATCAGCCAGCAATCCTTCTGCCGAAAATCCCGCATAGTGACCTGCGGCATCGAAATGCTCTTCTATACCTTCAAATATGCCATCCTGTGTAAATCCAACCAGTCGTCCGGCTTCATCATAATGGTTTGTTACACCATCGATCAGTCCTGGCATGCTAAAATATCTTTCCATTATTTCTCCTTGATTTCTGTCGGGAGTAGTTTTCAGTTAGTTAAGCTGTCCTCAGTATTGAGTACGATTTTACCCAGTATTCTTTTTCGCCTGGGATTTGTGTTCTTTTGCCGCCTTTAAAAACATATCTCGGCGTTCTGTTCCCTTCAATTATTTTAATTAACTGATTAGGAACAACCGGAACCTTTTCTACATCAGCCTTTCTGAAACGAACGTTTCCGGACGCGCCGCTGGAAATGGAATACAGCGTAACTGTTGTTTTCCATTTTGCGTCAACAGCACGTACAAAGTACGTATCGCGGCTGGCATCAGGCTGCGTAGAAAGACAAAGTCCAATATTTTCCTGTTCCGACTGCAGACGTTCCCGGATGGGGAGTTCTTCATCCTGCAGACTGTTTTCAAACTCACGAAGCTTATCAAGCCGTGAAGCAAAGGACTTTGTGGTCTTTGTTAATTTGTTTGGCCCTTCGAAAAATTCGTTATATACCTTCATCAGCTTTCCGCTGCCGCCAAACATATTGAAGTATCCAAGTTCAATCAGAATCTTAATCTGCCGGGCATCCAGACATGTGTTCATTTGAATTGCCCGCAAAACACTTGAGAAGTCTGTCAACAGAATTGTCTGTTCAATTGTCTGAGCCTTCTGTTCCAGATTGTTTTCATTATTCCAGATTGCTTCTCTTCTTCGGTCAAACTCTGCGTTCTTACGGTTTATCTCTTCTTCTGACATTGTCTCCGCAATTTTCTGAGTTGCTTTAACTTCTTCTTTCAGCGCTTTCTCAAGTGCTTTTCCTTCTTTGTTCAGTTTGGCCGGGATATTTGTCGTTCCAATGTATGCATCCAAACGAGAGCTCAAATCGAAAAGATCCTGAGCTACCTGCTTTGACATATACCGGATAGATGACAGGCTCTGACTGATTGTTTTATTGTCTTTGTCAACCAGCCAGTCTCTGTTGTCCTGTCCCCATTTTCCGGGAAGAAGTTTGATGCCTGCATAGCGTTTCATTTCTGCAATTATTGCAGAAATTTTCTCAGTGTTTTTCTTTTCATCGTATAATTTCAACAAGACTTTGTAAAATTCATATGGATAATATGCTTTCAGATACATACCATATAAACAGTCTAAATTCATTGCATATGCGTGACTTAAGTTAAATAAATATGAAGCCGAATTCAAAATAACAGTCCAAACATCCTTTGCTGTCTTTTCTGCAAGTTCTTTTTCGACATGCTCAGTTTCTGTTAAATATTTTACAAACCCCGGTACAAAATCTTCTTTAAACTGTTCAACTTCTTTATGATGCTTTTTCTTAATGTGTTTTATCAGCGCGTTCGTATCTTCTGCCGGAATGCCGGCCGCTTCCGCTAGCTGCATTATTTGTTCATCATAAAGCAAGAATGAAGATTCTCCTGTTACGCCAGTTGCCCCGTCTAGTTTGAGTAATTTATCCATTGCCGGTATGTTATATACGTGAGGAGTTCTTGTAACAAGATAATTAACAAGAGATTTTGCACCCGGTCGAATAGCAGCAATAAAAGCTGCTAATTCAACTGTATTTTTCGGTTTGAACTGCATTACCCGCTGCGTTGTTTTAGGACGTTCAGTTTGATTGCACCCCATAGTAAATCCATCAGCAAGAATATTCCAAACTTTCGGATCATCTTTTGTTTTCTCTACGAGTTCGTCCGCCGTCAACACAGGCTGGCCAATTTCTTTGAATGTGTCGCTGATAATTTTAACAACATCAACTCTAAGCATGTCGCTTTTGCACCATCCAAATTTATCTGCGAAAATTCCATCGATATAAGCCGCGTAAACAGCGTCTTTATTACCGCTTTTAGATTTTACTCGCACGACTCCAATTTCTCTTCGCAAATCTTTGTGGTAAACGATATGTCCGCAAGGATGTGGACTAACAGATGTTACGATACCAAGATACTTCTTTGAATCTTCGATTAAATCAAGATATTTATCTTCTACATAACTGTCAATTTGCACATCATCATTTACATCGTAATCTGGATCATCCTGATTGTTTTCTTTAGCGTATTTTACATCAGCTTCGTAGTTTTGTATTTGCTTTGAAACTTCATTTGATGTTTCAAAATCTAAGTCTCTGGCTCTGGCGAGCATTTTGAAAGCGGATAAAGTTCTGACAGTGCCGAATGCTATCATTGGTAAACAGCCCCATTCACCGAATATCTCTTTGCCTGCTTCTTCGAATGCTTCTACATTTGTTAAATTACTGTCAATGTCTGGCATGGAGCCCGATAAAAGTTTAGCCTTGCTAATAAATCTTGCTGGATACATGCGTACCGGCACGTGAAGTCGATTAATGCTGGTAAATTTCAAACTGTAATTACTCACAAATCCACATGCAGAGCCTCTAGATGTGGTTGTTAATACTCCGCCTTTCTTTTTACCAAGTTCAAGCATATCATGCAAGCCAATAAAGTAATCAGCGCTGTTTGTTTCAACTATTGTATCCATTTCTTTGTGAATTTCAGCTGCTTCTTCTTTTGTTGGCATGCCTGCTTGCTCGATATAACCATTACAAACCATATGTTTGTAAAGTCTATTTCTTTGTTCTTGTGTTAATTCTGGTCTGCTGATGGGGAACTTTCGTTCTCTATCAAATTTTACACCTTCAAATTCCCGCAGGAACAGCGTATTCTCCATCGCCTCTTCTATTCTGGCTTTTACAAACACACCCTGATCCAAGAGCCGCTGATACGCAGTCTCTGCAGTCGGCAAATCAAGGATGAACGAGTCTTCGTCTCCATAATTGATTTTTGCCGACAACAGCAATTCTTTTCGAAGTGCAGCTTCTTCCGGATAAATATAATGGCTGTCCGTTCCAAAGATCAGAGGCCAATGGTATTTCCCATAGAGCCGCAGAACTTTCTGGTTTGTTTCCACCTGAATCGCCTGAGGATGATCCTGAATTTCCAGATAGAAGTTTTCCCTGAAAATTTCATGAAGTGTACACGCATAGTTTTCATACAACTGGTCACGCATGATTCCAGCCACACACGCCGTGGTACAAAGAAAATGTTTGTAGTCCAGCCTTCCCAGAATATCAAAGTCAACTCTGGCTTTTCCATAAAACCCTGTCAGATTTGCTTCAGACAGCGCTTCGTTCAGCTGGTAGAAACCTTCCTGATCTTTTGCTACAAGGATTAAGTGGAAATTCCGGCCATCCTTTTTACCGTCGATTTCCCTAAATCTGTCGGGTACAAAGTAAACTTCTGCGGCCGCCAAAGGTGTAAGGTCATAAGGATCATCCTTATCGTTCCGATACTTTTCTGCGATCTCATACTGTTCCCACACGTTTGATCTGTTGCCGTGCTCCGATATACATAAGACATGGTGGCCTCTCTCCTTGTATGCCTTCGCATAATCCGAAATGAACATGGTCGAATCCGGCTGCGTCAGGCAATTGCTGTAACAGGTATGAACATGATACGGTTCGTATGCAAGCAAAATACATCATCTCCATTTCTTGCTTATTGCAATTCTCTTATAGAGTTAATAGGTTATCCTGCCTGTCTTCTAAGCTCTTCAATCGGGTCTTCCAAGAGTCGCTTGTAAATTCCTGTGAATTCTTTTTCCTTCTCGTCTGCCCAATCCGGAGCAACATTAGCCGTGCGAATCAACAGCGCGAGTCTGGCCATTTGTTTCCATTCTTTTTGAACTGATCCAACGGCTCTCTGCTGTGTGTAATCTCTATATGGCTTCATATATTCAAACCTTTCTAACTTTATACCATGCTTTGCACTGCGGACATTTTCTTTTCCCCGGAACATACAGAGCTCCGCAATTGTCACACTTCAGCTCCTTGCTTTCAGGCTTTTCCGTCTCTTCTTCAACTTCTTCTATTTTACAAAGAGTTTTTTCTTCTGTTTCCTCTTCTTCCGAATCGAACGGGAATTCGGCCGGCAGCTCCAGCTTGCGAGCTTCCAGCTCTTCTTTTTCCTTTTTCGTTAAGGGTTTCTCGACACTCTTGTAGCAATCCCATCTTACAGAACACAGGTTCTGGCAAAAGAAGTCAGAGCTTTCCTTGCAGTTGAGCCAGTCCAGCACTGTGAAAGATTCCATTCTCTGAATGCAGCCTGACGCCCACGACATAGTTTCTCTGAACTCTTTCAGGTCAAATGGTTTTGTCGGCTTGCTGCCCAGATCTCCGAAGAGATGAAACATCAGATGAGAAGGCCATTCACCATACTGCTCGTACACATATTGCGAGTACAGATATTGCTGTTTCCACATTTCCTTTTCCGCTTTCTTGAAAGCATCGGCGGATTTCGACTTGTGGTCGCACACAATCAGCTCGTTTGTCCAGCTGTTTCTAAGAATCAGGTCAATAATGCCTGTAAACTGCCTTGTCGTTCCGTCGTCCAACGGAAGACTGATCGTGAATTTTTCTTCCGCAGAAACAACATTATAACCCTTAAACTCGTCAAAGTTCTTGAGGAACTCAATGCCGGACTCATAAGCTTTAGCCGTCTGATTTTTCATGAACGGAGGGAATGCTGTTACAACTTCGTCTCCGTATCTTCGTTCATATTCTTTGACCATGTCTTCCTTTTTCAGAATGCCTTTCGCCCACTGATCAAGCAGATCATGAATCAATGTTCCCCGCTCGGCCCACGCGTTCGAAGCAAGATCAGGAATCTTTTCGATGCGTTGCAGATAAAACGAATACGGACATTCGTCAAATGAGTTTAACTGACTATAAGAATACGTATGATTATCTTTTAATAATCCCAAATTTTCACCACCTTTTAATCCCACCATGCCTGCATTTTATACGAATGGTTTGATAAATCGTATGAAGTTGTTAATTTGCTTGCCTTTCCGAATGTGTCAACAAATAATAAAATAGAATCCTGTTCTTTCTTTTCTGTCTTCAATTCAACTCCATCGATTATGATCCCGCCACTCTCCATAAGCTGTGGACATACATAACCATTGAAAGCAATTTCCACTTCTTTGCCGCATTTTGCTGCAAAGTTCAGAAATTCTTCTATAGACGGAGCTTCATTATGACGGTCTTTTTTGTTTGCGTATTTTAATTCAATAAGTTTTTTTAACGTTTCCGGTTCCATGCTTTGAAAGCGAACACCGCTTTCAAGATATCTCTCCGGATTGAAAGACCCGAAAATAATTTGGTCTCTTTCTTCCAATGAATTTAAACGCATTTCAGAACATCTCCATTTTTAATTTTGATAAGATCTACTAAAAGCTAAATTTCCCTTCTGCAGAGCTGCATTGGCCACTTTGAATTCATTTCGTCCGAACGCGCATCTCCCGTCTCGTCTTCTGCACCTCCTGACTGCTTGCTTGGCGGATGACTTATCTTTTTCTCCCTTCCGCCCTCCGCCCCCCAGCTAACGGCCGGCATCACGAGTATTTACAGCTCGCATCCACGTACTCCGCCGGTGGAACCCAGGCTCTCTCGCTCGCAGGCGCCGGGCGCCTCCTCGCTCGAGAGACGTTCTCTCCAAGCAAATTTCCCGAATTGATTACATCAGTTCACTTGTTTCCTAGATCTGTTTAATTAATCATCAAAATGGTTGTTGTTCTTCTGATTTGTTCTGATACCTGAATTCCGGCAGAGAACTGGCAGGATTCTCAGGAAGTTCTACTCCCGTATGATCCCATCCATACACAATACGATCTCCTGTATTTGTCTGGAAGATCCTCCTGTTACAAGGATCATACGTGCAGAGAATCAGCGTCTGAGTTCCATAATACCTGTTCTTTGTTACCCGAATATTCGGTCTTTCTACGTTGATCACATTGTCCGCAAGATTGCTGATGACACTCGAACCTGAAATATCATCATTCGTAAACGTCGAATCCGGCTTTGTCTTTCTCGGATGCGCAACAATGATTACATGAACCTTGTACTTGCTGGCAAATGCTTTCAGCCGCGCCATGAACTTGGCCTGAGCTTTGTTTTCTTCGTCGGCTGAAGTCAATGCGGACATTAAGTTATCCATGATAAACAGCGAGCATCCATACCGACGGGCACAAGCTTCGAAAACCTTCAGAATGGATTCTTCCTGCTTCTCGTCCATGATGCAGCTGTTATCATAAAGGAAGAACCTTTCGTCGATCCACTTCCTGATTCTTTCCTGAATCAGAGGAGAAATCGTGCAAAGATTCTTTCCTGTCTTTTCATCAGTCTTATAACCGATGTATTTGTTTTCGGTCGCCTGAAGCATAATCCACTCCAGATACATTTCAGCCGGAAGTTCTCCGCTGTAAGCGCACACGGATCTTCCTTCCTGAACCGCGTTCAGCGCAATCGTTCCCGCGATCGTGGACTTCATTTATGCTTTATATTTCTATAAAGATTAGACTATATCTTCATCCAGGATGTTCAGTCCTGGAGCATGGCACTTCGCATGAAAGAATTTCACTTTCACGCTACTCCCTCTCGGGATAGTCGTTTAACCTTTCCAGTTATACAACTGGACTTGGCACAGGATTAGCATGTTTCAGTCCGAGCGATAAGAGAATTTCGTTTACTTTAAATTCAATATCGTCTTTATATGTAATTTCAAACAATAATATGTTATGCAGTTTACAATATTCTCGTTTCATTGGATCTGATACTTCTCGTTGGTACTTTCCAAAATCGGGATTAATTCGTTCTTCAAAGTGTTGTTGTCCTTGATATTCAATAAGTGCAATCAAATTGTTTTTATTATCAATCAGTGCAAAATCAAATCTCAAATACCGATTCTTATCAGACTTTAGATCTTTGAATTTATACTCTGTTTTGTATTTGATATTATTATCTTTCAATTCTCTTGCAACTTTTTCTGCACCTATTGAGTACTTTTTACAACCACAGCTCTGCGTTAATCCTTTTTCCAGACTTGCAGCTGCTACAATTACTGTGTTACCACAATCACATAAACATTTCCACTTTACTTGTTGTCCTGGTTTGCTAACACGTCGAATTACAAGCAAGTGATTATATCTATTACCTGTTAAATCATGCGTATATCTTTTTGAACGATATTCAATTGCATAACATCCACAACTTTTAGTCATTCCGGTTGTTAGATGTTCTGCTGTTACAATTACGCGATTACCGCATATGCATTTACACCACCACGCAGTCCTTCTCTGTTCATCCGGCCTAACAAAATCCGGAGCACGTTCTTTGACTGTTAGATAACCATAAACATTGCCTGTTAGATCATGCAATTGTGCTTTAGATACACGTTGTTTATTTGTGCAGCCACATGAAGTTGTATTGCCACTTGTTATGTTATTTCCTTTTGAAACGAACTTGTTGCCGCAGAGCAGACAAATACAATTCCACATTACGAATGTTGTTCTGTTAGAAACTCGTCTGTTTGGCGCTCTGCTTTCTACAAACACATCTTTAAAAGTTTGTCCAGTGAGATCTCTTAGTTTCGGCACGTTATCACCTTCTAATTCAAAAGATTTCACTCAACAACTGAAATTTAGCTTCCCCTGTTAGCCAGATAATTCACTGTCATTTCCTACAGCTACTTATTCGTTTATCTGACACCTTAGATTTCTAAGTTCACCATGTTTTCTTATGCGCATTCCTGCGCATTGGGGCAAATTCTACCCTCTCCACGTTTCCCTGAAAATATTGTAACACCGCCTTCCATGAGCCCGCCGATTGTATAATCCAGCTCCGGAATCTTCGTCAGGATCTTTGGCTTGTTAGACATATCAACAAAAGGAACGGACGCCAGATTCAGAACTCCCTTGATCGGAGCAGGCTCACAATCATCTATAACCTGATCAATTCCTTCGGGGCCGTAGCAAAGCAGAATTTCATTCGCGTCTTTGCAAACACGGCCATAATCTTCTCCCTTGTAGATCAGCTGAGGATAATACTTTACGATCTTGCAACGATCTTCTCCCAGCCGCTTCATCAGCGTTGTGACCATTTCAATACCGGGCTCGTCGGAGTCTCCGAACAGAATAATCTCATTGAAACTGTCCAGCCATTCCCAGCACGTTGTGATCCACTCCAGGTTCTTACATCCGCAAGGAACAGAAACAACATTTAAGAATCCGGCTTCATATATAGACAGAGCGTCAATTTCACCCTCTGTGATAATCAAAGGTTTATTAAATGATACATTATCCATCCCAAACAGAATGGGTTCAGTATTCGGCTTCTGCCATTCCTTCGGAATCTTGCTTTCTTTCGTTACTTTCTTTGGGGTACGATACTTTACGTAAGTCAGTTCATTGTTCCTGTAGAAAGGGAATACAATATTACCCTTTTCATCTGAGGAAATTTTCCAGTCTTTCAGCGTTTGTTCGCTGATTTTACGGGATACAAGATATGTAATTGCTTCTTCTGTCAGCGGCCTCAGTTCGCTTTCATCGGGTTTATCATAGGTCTTTTTCTTTGAAATACGCGGATTGGTGATATGCATGTACGTTTCTGTATCATAATGAGTCTCGCCAAAGAACTCACAAAGAGTCTGAAAGTTTCCGCTTTTCTTCTTGCAAGATCCGCGCATACAATTCCACAAGCCATTCTTCATCCCGATTGCAAACGTTTCATAATCATTGTTTTCTCCGCCGTTACAGAACGGACAGCGCTTTGCCATTACCTGACCGTTGCGAATTCGAAAATCTTTAATATATTTTTCCGCAAGGTCAATTACGGCACTTTCCATTGCTTCCATATTTTTATCTTCCTTTCATCATCTTAATTTTAATTTAGAATTTTGATGCCTAATGTTGAAAGCATCAAAATTCGGTTAATAAATACTTGTTCCTGCTGATTACACCAAACAGTGCAAAAAAACATGCCCTTGTTTTTTGCTTTTCATGATGAAATAATAAAACTCTGCTATCTTAATTCAAATGTGCTTTTAGAAATTTATACGCCAAGCATACTGCGTATTAATTTCTAAAAGTAATTCGAATTCACTGACGAACCCCTGTTACAAATCCAGTCTAATCCTTTAGGATTAGCGGGATTTGTAACAGGGGAGAGGAAATTAAGTCGTATCGAATCCTTCTATGTTAATCACATCAGCAGCTTTCTTTTTCATAGCAGGTCAATTAAAACGGCATAGATCCTCCGGGTTCGGGGTCCATGCTCTGTTGCTGACTCCTTCCGGACTTCATCCGGCTCCTCGGAATCACCTTATGCGCTTCGATATTCATCGAATATCCATACTTTCCTTCGTCCTGAGTCGGATTCTTTCTCTCATACCTTTTCAGGAACAGGTCGCCATGGACTTCTACCATCGTTCCCTTCTGGAGCTTGTCCATCAGCCATTCTCCGGGCTTGCCCCACAGGGATACATTGAAGTAGTTCGCTTCGTATCCCGAATTGTCTTCCTTTTTCATCTTGGTATTTGCCGCAATCGTAAAAGACAGAACAAATCCCTTATCGGTTACACTATGAGTCGGGTCTCTTGTTAAGTTACCAGTTACACATACGGTTGCATCGTTTGCCATTGCACTTTCTCCATTTCAAATTATATTTCCTGAGACTGAATTCCTGTTTTCAATCTCAGGCTGCTTTCGCCTTGTTAAGGTCGGCCAGCATCTTGTTGAGTTCATTCAGCAGATTGTTCATTTCGTTGATCTTATCGCATTTGTGATAATCCGCAGTCCCGATCATCTTTTCAATCCACTGTCCCATCTTCTCCTTGCGTTCCGCAGGCATGTTCTGAGAGATTGTCTTGATCTTAATCTCCAGCTCTTTTCTCACAACTTCCAGCGGAAGAAGATTAGAATCTGTACTATTGGTCGCGGATTCAGTCTTATTGTTCGTGGCTTCAACACCCTTATTCCCTTCTGCATCGTCGAAGAGATCTTCGCCCGCATACAGAGACAGACCGATTCCGAACATCGCCAGATTCTTCGTCAAGCACCGCATAATCGTCTTGTTGACGTCAAACATGGTGGCGGCATCCACTTTCTTTGTGAGATATTCAGTCTGAATATTGCCATAGGAATCGTAAAAGCCTTTCTTTTCATCGTTCCATTTGGCATATTTGAACTTATAGTTCTTTACCTGATACTCATACGGCTCAAGCTTCATGGGATTGTTTGCGCCGTCCATCACAGGCAGCCACATTTCGTGCGTCTCGCCTTTGATCGTGACAGTCGTGTAAACCATAATGCCCATTCCGGGATCAACAAAATACGGAAGATTGTTTTCATTCTTCACAATTGTATATGTTGCGTCCGGATACCTTGCCCGAACTTCGCACCAGGCCCATGCCCACGAAAGATACTTCAGCTTGACATTGCCCGTATCTTTCTCTTCTACATGATTAGATACGTCAACATTGCCAAGCACATAAAAGACATCATCCGGGATTGTTTCCGCCTGCGCTTCAACTGCCGTTTCCTTTTTGGTTGTTGGCATTCTTTCTCTTTTCCTTTCCTTTTGTTCTCCCGACTCCAGATTGCTTTAGCCGAGGCTTCGTTGTGTTATAGATTTCGTAACCTTTTCTTTCAGACTGGAACAAATCCTTGAACTGAACGGCTTTGTTAAAACCTTTCATTCTGAACTTCTTCTTTCTGCTGAATGACCACATCAGATTCTCAATCGGTATTCTTCGGGCGTACACGACACACCCTGTGGGGTCTCCGTACTGGTTACAGGAATACCAGCACAGAGCGCCCTCAGGATGGTAGTGTTTGCCTTTGAAATGATCCTGCGTCTGATACACAGACATAAAATCGAGTAACTCATCGTGGCCAACCAGTTCGGTTACAAGAATCTTCGGAAGATTTTTCGACGGCTTGCCGTCGAGTTGCTTCAGGATTCTCAGACCGGTTCGTGAACTCGAAGTAGTACGGGATCTGCACAAAACAAATGAAGGGAAAAAGTCTCCCTTTATTATGTCTTCTTTAAGCGCGATTCCAAGGAACCAGTACGTTTCCTTTCATCTTCCTTCATTTGTATATACTTATTTCTCTTTCTTGTTGCTTCCATTGTTTTGCGATGCATCTCCTGACATGTTTCACAACGGCACTGTCTTGAGTTCATTTGCGGATATACCTTGTTGCAATAAACACAAGTAAAGAATCCTTTTACATCTTTGGGACACGCATGAGAATTTGCCCACGTCGGATATTTCATCCTGCAGTCCGGACAGATCTCATACGATTCCAGATTCTTTTTCAGGTTTCGAAGCGCTATATCTCCATACACTCTCCAGAACATCTGTTTATGCGCAGCTTTTTCGTAGGATTTCCCCGCGAATAAATACTTTACAATATACGGATATGAGTTTTCCAGCGGGCCATATTTCGCTGTCATTTCTTCTGCGATCATAGAAGCCAGCAGATCATACCCGGCTTTGGACTCACGCTCCGTTACATAATCATAATCTTTCGACTCGATTACGTTGGACATGTTGACATTATCCATATTGCAGAACGTCTCACAGGTTTCGGTATTCATGTCATTGCACGGCTCAGACAGGAACATCTGCCAGTTAAACGGCGGAATGTCCGAGATATGCAGATTGATGTTACCGATGTCTTTGAATGCCGCACAGATTCTGTTCATGGTAGAGTTATTGGGACTGAGATACTTGCGTTTCTTTTTATTGTTCGCTTCCTTACGTCCATTTTTGGAAAACTGGAACCAGTAAGGCAACCTTCCTTTCTTCCCGCCGATTGCTCTGTATATTCTCTTAGCTACATCCGGGTAGTTTTCATAATGGGACAATATACCCGATTTTGCCCTTTATACCCTCGGTTTCCCGATATTTCGTAGGGGAGTAGACTGTATCATCTTCTCTTTGAGAAGCTCCTTGTCAGTCGTTCGAGCGCACTGTCAGTTGGCGCTACGGGATTGTCTTGCTCGCACGTTATTGACATGAGTTTTGCAATATTCGTCCCAACCGTCAACTTGAACATATTTCCAAGAACGATTGCTTCGAATTGCATTGATATTTGAATATGTTATTCCGTATTTGACCGCAAGATATTCATAAGAGACATTATTCATTAAATCTTTTTTTATTTGAAATGCCTGTTCTGGTGTAATTTTTTGCACTTTATATTTTACACCATTTAGAATATTCTCTTGCTTTGTCTTCTTCCTTTTGCTTAATGCTTCTTCTGTCATTTTTCTTCCTTTTTGAGATTGAGACATCTTAAACCTTGTCTCAGCAGAAGCTTTCTTTCCAGTGTTCAAAATTCTGTTTAATTCTGCAAGCTCTTTCTTTCTAAATTCAGGCAGAGCAACTCCTGGTCTGCCGACACCACCTGAAAGCATATTATAACAAGAACCTTCATTCCGAACTTTTTCAATTTCTTGTATTTCTAACCTATCTAATTCATCAACGTTTGTGACAATTATCCTTGCAGAAAAAACGAACGCATCTTCACCGTGTTTATTGAAAGAAGACTGGAGATACGGATTCTCGTGACTATTCGTTCGAAGTTGCCATCTATGGTATCTAAATCTTTTTATAAAAGCCTGTCTTGTTTGTCCTATATATACACATCCCGTGTTTTTATTCTTGATTTCATAGATGCCAAACTTATCCTTGTCTTCTTTTTCGTTTGCAAATTCAAACATATTCATCACTCCTTTCTTTTATGAATAGGAGCATGCGAGTTTAGAGTTCCCCCGTTATTCGGAGTTCAATAACATGTCGCCATATTAAGGGCCTCAAATTAAGCATCGATAGTGAGATTGTTGAACATTGTCAACCAGGCGGCGGCAATTCTATCGGGTTTCTCTTTATTCCATAACCGTGTGAGCATGTTGGATATCTCCCCGATAGAAGTAATCCCCCCGCTGGAATAATCATGCGCACGTTTCAGCCCATTGTACAACGTCTCATAAGAGATCGTTTCCGGAGCCGCCTTGTTCGCATCGTAAAACAGCGGGATTACGTGATACTTTTGCAGGTTTCGTTCTGCAATCGAGACAAATAAAGGATCAACTATCACGTTAAGTTGATCCCCGTCGACATCGAACTGCAGGACTCTCGATATCATGCTATGACAGCTGGTGACTACGCCATTCGTTGTAAACCATTTATAGACTTCCGGGTTGTGAGTTATTGGAGCTACAAAATGTTCACAAAACAAATGGGGACTGCGTAAAACATCAGCCTTATCCTTATCTATGAAAGGCTTGGCAGCAATTTCATCGCCCTGCAAAAGACCCTTAGGGTTTTCAATGTGCTGAAACCAGAATTCACATGCAGCATAGAGATCCGGGACAGCAAACAGCCGCTTATTCTGCATCCGGATCTTTCCGGACTTTGCGTCAAGCAACATACGTTTGCGAGTATCTTTTAGCTGGCCGCGTGTATAACCCTCCCAGAGCATTTCAGGGTAATACGCCAGCGCTGCTTTATACGGATTGAGCGAGTTTTTATCCGCCTTCAAGGTGTTCAGCATTGTTTTTTTGTTCTTGGTGATATTCATGATATGGTTGTGCGTTTCTTTTGTAAACTCACGCACTTCTTCGTCCGTAAAATCTTCGAGGGTCTGCATTTGTACCGTCGGTTTCCCGATATTTATCAGCGGATTAGACTATATCATCAGCCCAGTAGGCTGTGTGGCTCTTCGCAAGCAGGAATTTCACCTGCGAGCTACGTCTTTCGACTAGTCGTTACACTTCTTTCTCATGCCATCTTCTTTTTAATGCTTCTTTTGTGTTTTCGCTTTTTGTTATAAAACAACAAGTTTCAGGCCCATACAGCAATTGTTTCCTGTCGATGGTATCTTTGTCCAGAGAAATTACACCTTTTTCTAAAAGCTCTTTATTATATCCCGGAAGACGTTTTGCATCTTCCAGAAAATAATCAAACCTTTTCCATCGATCACAAACAGTAATACCTTTTGCGCCATACGTCTTATATCTCGGATTCTTCGTATTATAACAACGAGCTATCATGGACCGCCATACATCAAACAGCTTCGGATCGTCCTTCCCATAGGCAAGTCCCATAATCCCAACGCCATGAACAGAAGGGGACAATCTATCTTGTACATGTCCATGATTCTGTCCCATAATCTGCGAAGCAGTTGCTGTTGTTTCATAACCGCTTTCTACAAATCTTACTTTGTACATTGGAGTCCCAGATGATGAATTTTCAACTTGTTGTTCTACGACAAATTTGTTTCCAAATCTGTCCGTAAACATTTCACCAAGAATATAGTGTTTTCTACTCGCCTGGCTATGGGTTAGAACCGGAGTTGAAACTGCCTTTTCTAGTGTCCATCCCTTTTTAAGACGAAAAGAAAGCGTTCCAACTTTAATCCCGGTTTCTTTGCTCCAGTCAGAAAGAGATTTGCCGTTGTAAGTTTTATATCTTTCATAAGCCAACATTTTTCACCACCTTTCTTAGCGAAATTTATAAGCATGAGAACTTTAGCACGGGATTAGCATTTCAGCCTTCCCCGTTAGCGCCTTTTGGCACACCCGGCATTTACCGGTTCACCACATTATTCGATACGCATTGCTGCGTAAAGGCTCCATTCTTAAAGCATTTGATAGCACAATGTTGTGTTATCTATTTCATCCTCTTCGTAATTTGTCCGGCCGAATTTTGCACCACACTCTTTTAAGATTTGTTTGTACTGTTCCCATGTATCGAAATACTTCCACATCTTAAACATCGATTCTGTGAACATAATAGTTATGTTTTCTTTTACCAGATCATGCTCAACATTCCAAACGTCTTTGATGACAGGCGGAACACCGTTTTTTTTGCAGAATTCAATAAAGTTGAAGCAACACAACAATCCCTTAAAGTATGGTCCCCTTATCATGAAGTTTGACTCAGAAACAGACGGAAGCATCATTCCGCAGCCGTCAGTGTGATCAATTTCTACAGTTCTGATTTCATTTGAATAAGTATAGTCCGGCTTGATGTACATCATTTCAGCCGTGACATTTCCTTTAAATTCTGGAATGACAATGCATCTTTCAATGTCAAAGTCCGTCCATTCTTCTGTAGCGCTTCCGGGAAGAGCAGTGTAAGCCATAAGCTTATTTGTATTCGCTCCACCTTTGCTGTTGATCACATCCCAGGACAGTCCACACTCTATCCTTTTTTTTATTTTAGCCCACACGTCGTCGGATATTACCTGAATCTTATCCCGCCGGAGCTGACCAGCGCTTGCGGTAAAGAAGCGATAGCGTTTCCATGTAGTAGTATTGTCCGGGTTTAACAGTTTCATTACTACTCCTTCCTCTACAATTTGACGCATCACATCCTCTGACTTCCAATGGATTACAATCTGATCGAAAGTAAAATCCATGTGTTTAAGACCCATCGCCCGGGTTAATTCCGATGAAAACTCAGCTATTTTCTTAGAGAATTTCATGTTCTTAACCGTTACACCTTCCGGGAAAGGTTCTTTGCTGTCCTTCGGATAATAAATAATATTTTCCAGCCGGACTGTTCTTGGGCCTTTGTGCTGAGCTATCAGCAGTGTCAATTTTTCTTTGGCTGCTTGTTTCTGTTTAATCCATTTCTCCTTTTCCGCTTCCTTGTCTTCCAGATTTTCCAGTCGGTCCAGCTCGTTCTTAGCTTCTACGATCTTCATATACTCGGCGTGCTCTTCGTCCGTGAAAAGATCGTAGCTGCTCAGTCCCGGAAGGTAAACCTGATCTTTTAGATAATTCTTTTCTCCCATATTCGTCTCCTCTCTTGATCACTGTTTGGATCTCATTTGCTCGCTATGGATATGGATAAGAAAATTACCATCTATATAAACAGCCGCATAGAGTGGAATATGCGACTGAGATCTTTCGTTTTGACTCAGGAAGATTTCTCTCTCCATTATGGGATTTTTCGAATGCGGAGAAAATTTTTCAGTTTGAATACACCCTTTTAAAAAAGAGCACCGCATAACGCGATGCCTTGAAAACATTAGCTACAAATCAGTGACAATCTATACTCATAGAGTATAAGCGGAGTCCGGCCGCCTTCGACGAAATCGGAGCGCGATTTCACGAAGGCTGCCGGACGTAGCTTTGGCGAGACGGCCAATGTGTGGCTCGGCTCGCCCACGCCTGAAGGGGATGCCAGTCCCCTTCAGGCGGACTTCGCCCTGTTCGAGTCTCCCGATTACAGCAAAAGAGCATTTCATATGCTTTTCATTGTCACCAGAATTTAACCTACCAGCAAATAAGATTCAAACAGTCTGTCTACATCAACATTCCATTTCTTATTTGCATTTGAAATAATACCGTTGAAATAATCCTTTTCGATCATTCGATAGTACGACAACAGGCCCTGAAGATGTCTTACATCGTCCATACCCCAAGGCTTGCCGTTCTTCGTGTCAAGGATAAAGTTGCACAGCGCGGCTTTGAAATACTTCTTATTTCGATGCCCCACCGTTATGTTGTACTGACCATTCAGCATCAGACCAAGCATCCAGTTCTTTCCCTTAACATTGCCGTAATGCGTTTTCTCATTTTTGATCTGATATGGAGCGCCAAATTCTTTAAACGCCGCTTCAATGATCTCTACCATCTTTTTGAACGGAAAGTTTTCTTTCGCAGATATGTGCATGTCATCCGCATACCTTGTGTACACCATTGCACGCCTTGAAAACTCTCCAAAGAGACGATGATCAATCGGAATCATGATACAGTTGGTCAGAATCGGAGACAGTTTCGTCCCCTGCGGGAGCCCGTTGTTCAGAAAGCCAAGAGAGACGGCCTTCTGCAATGCTTCTTTCCCTTCCGGGACTTTCACAACTTCAGACAGCGGAAATACCATGCTCAGCATCCGGAGCGTAAAGTCCAGTGTTGTATGCGGAAAGAACCCGCTGACATCCGTTTTCAGGAACCAGTTGCTCTTGAAGTTTGCGTGCTTGCGAACCGCATCTACAATACAGCGATTGTCAATATACGCAAATGCCGCCGTGTGATACAGGATCAGACAATCGTCTTTCAAGAACTCAGCCAGGTCGCCCAGTGCCTTCTGCAGTTCCGGACAAGGTTCATCTATTGGCCTCCATCCGCCAGTCTTCTTCGGAATTTTATAATGGCGATATAATGAATCCCTGTCCTTTTCAAATAATTCTTTGTTCTTTTCGTTGAATCCCTGAAGCCACGAAATCAGTCGTGGAACATCTACCTTTGTGATTATTTCTTCCGGAATGTGTTCAACACATCTTGTTATTGTTGCCGTTTTGTCAGAATCTCCCGTCCACTTGTTCAGGTTAGCAGTTCCAAACAAAACATCTTCAAACTTTAACTGTGCGGGTTTCCTGTTTTGTTTAATTGTATAATATGTCATTTTTCTTCTCACAATCTAAATATATTTTCTGAAGCTCAGAACCTGGGGCACTACCTGCATGCAACGCGTTCGCTGAGGCGAGTCGTCGCTTAATTGCTGATGATTTCTTTGAGTCCGATGATTTCCTCTTGTTCTTTCGGGGAATCCTACCGGATTCTAATGCTCGTCCTCGGATCGGGTTCCGTTCTCTTGCCCTAGTGCCATTTGATTTCCCGGATCCGCCGGCTGATCAACCACTGCTGCATCTCGGCCGGATGCCTCTTCCTCCGACAAATTGTACCTGCTAATCTCATCAACAGTTAGGACTTTTCAATCCTGTCTTCATTGTGAGTGCGTTCTTAAGTTTTATAAAATTTCTTCGATCATAAAACTGAAAGCATCAGCTATAATCGCCTGCTTCAAAGTTTTACCCTTTACAAAGTTTATGAAGTTGCATACGCCGATGTTTGAAACCAGCCGGACAGTCGGAGCCACGCATAGCGCTACATGACACGCCGACATCGGAGTTGCGGCTTTTGCTTCTTCATGCGAAAAATTCATCTGATTCATTAGAGCCTTCTTGTGAAACATTTTGCTCCAGTCGGCGGCATAATGTTGGCACTCGGTCAGCCCTGTTCTGAAATCAAAGACAGCTTTTATCGTGTTATTGAACTTGTTCTCTGTTACAATCTGTCTTCTCAGATCAATATTGTCTACGCACAGGAACACATAACCCGAAAGATGCTGTCCTTTCCATCCTTCGTCAAAAATCCCTACGGTTTCTTTCAGGGCGGGATTAATTTCTTCCAGATGTTTCTTCGTTGCTTCGACTTTCGGCTTATACAGATCTTCAGTTGTGAACATCTGATTAACCAGATTGTGACTTTCCACAACATCAAAGTCGTACAGATTAATATTCTCCAGTCCAAACCGCGCAATCAGCTCGGCAACTGTCGAACCTACCGATCCACACCCGATGATGTTAATCATATCCTGACAATCGTTAGGATTAAAGAATTCATAAGACTTAGCCAGATCCATCATTTAATCATCCCCATCCTTCATGTCCGTTTCCGTCCTGCCAGTAAAAAGGATCATTCATCTTTTCCGGGCTCCAGACCGGCGGATTTATCCATCTGTAATTCAAACCGGGTGCTTCGACAGTCTTTGTTGGATTGACAACTGTAACCTGAGGCTGCTTCAGGACCGGAACCATATCTTCTACATATCCTTTTGCTTCTTCAATGAACATCTTTAATGTTTCATTTTCGTCACCCGCTGTGATTTCGATATTGATATCCGAACGATCATACAGCAGATTGTCGTTGATATCGTAGAAGTAAGAATTGATATCGCCCTTCTTATTCCAGATCTGGAAGAGCATATATCCACCGGTAATCGTGTTCTTTACAACTTCCCTCTGATTATTAATGTCAGTTGGTGACGGTGTTGTGGACATGTCCACGTGAGAATGCGCCTGAAAACGCATGTCTTCAATCACATCACCATATTTTTCATACCACTCGTTGTTGGCAGTCGGATCGAGTGTTCTTGCTCCGCTGACATTCTGGGGATATACAATAATATCATAAACCAGATAACTGTTCTCCCCTGTCTGCCGCATTAATCCATGCCACCCTACTTCACCTTTGAACGCTTTTACAAGCGCATCTGACTTCAGATATGCCAGCGGCGTGAAATAGATTGTAATCTTTTCTTTCGGCGTTTCTGTCATATCCTTTTCAAATGCAATTTTTAATTCCTGTGTATCCTCTCCATAGGTTTCGAGAGAGTTCTTAAATTCTTCCACTAACTTTTGTTTATCCGATACGGACAGTTTTAATTTTTTCACGCCGCTTTCTCTCCTTGTTTCTTTAACAACCACAGCAATGCTTCAGCCGGAGTCATGTCTACACCGTCTTTTCTCTTAATGATTCTGTCTTTGGACGACAGAATTTCCGCAATAAAAGGTCTGAAGGTCATCTCCGTTTCTCCAATGTTCACACTGCCCGTAGCCGCAATACAGCATTCAATCGCAGAGATAATATCCGCTGATCTCAGACATGAAATAACCTGTTCACGGTTTGAGCCCGGACATCCATGCAGTTTGAAATGCGGATTTGTCAAACAGTGCATAAGCTCTTCGCTTACGCCTGCATAATTATCCCCACGGAATACATTCATATAACTTCTCGCCATATCAAGCGAGAAATGAGCACGCAGCTTAACATGCAGTTCCGGATCTGTTGAGCCAAACAATGCATCCAGCAACATCTTTCTGGATTGAAGATTTGCAAACGGGTTATCCTTATCTAGTCGATAGTTATTATAGATATCCTGATTTGCGACTGCGTTTCTCCATTTCAGAACATCAAAGTTCGTCAGGATAGTGTCGACATTGAACTCAAGATTACCGGAATCATACTCTACATTATGCAGACGAGGGCAAGAAGCAATATAATCTATGGCTTCCTTTTCCTGTTCGTCATTTCCGTTGCCGTTGAGCGCCTTCATGCCTTCATACGTAACCACTGCGTTCTCAAGCATTTCAGAATACCGCCGATACTGATCAAATACTTCATTGATTTTATCTTGAAGCGATCTGACATCTCTCTCTGCCTTCTCGATCTTCCTCTGACGGAATCCCTGAAAACATTTTGATAATTCAAAACTCAATACATCACTCTTAACAATGTTCAGCGCATTGCTCAGAGCGGAGACGAACTTGCCAGAACTTTTATTTGTTAATGTTTTAAGAATATTGACTTCCTCTGGTGTCAGAGGTTTATTTGCAAACGGAGTTGGGAAAAGCGAAGCAATAAAAGCAATCACCAAATGATAAAGCTGTGCGTTACAGCTTGGAACAAAGACACACGCCAGATTTGTATCTTTATCGATCATAGCACAAAACTGGGTAATATTTAGTTCCTGCTTGATATATGCTTTTACCTGTTGGAGCTCTTCCATTCCGTGTTCATTCAAAGTTTTACTTACGGTTAAATAGTCTTCCTTGTTAGTGAGTTGATGATACCATAAACAGGGCGTCGCCAGACACTGTTCTTTCGGCATTTTTCTCCCTTCGTTCAGATTGGAAAGTACATCTTGTATCTGGGCTTCTACCGGCCCCGTTATTCCAAACCGTCCACATATTCCTTTATAATCCGGAATGCGCGGTTTAAACAAAGCGAAACCTAAAGAAGAAAGTGAATAGTCAGGCTCATAACTCAGCCTGTTGATTTTTTGATTCAGATTAAAATAATCAATCGTCAGCGGGGAAACCGGTGTATTTATTAATTCGTTAAACATTTTTCAATCTCCTTCTTTAAAATAAAAGGGGGCGACACAGCCGCCCCCTTTTATCAGGAGATTATCAGATGGTTTCCACCATAGCGTTAATCTCCTGATCATACTTTTCTGCAGCTTTAATCACGTCCGCCAGACTCTCTTCAACCTTCTTCAGATTGATCAGGCCAAGTCCCTGCCGATCCTTCACAAGAGCAAGCTTGTTTTCTTCCTGAGGATCGATAATCACCGTCATCGTAGCATAGCCGTCTTCGTCGGAAATGTTGGAAAACACAACACCGTTGTCGTTCAGAGAACCCGGGCCCTCTTCAATGAAAACACCGAAGACCTTCTCGTTGTTCTCGTCATAGATTCCCAGATCCGGTTCATACTTCAGCGCCTTCTCCCACTGTTCCAGCGTGTACTTGGACTTCAGCACTGCGGCAGAACCCATAACATACAGCTTGGTTTCGCGCTCCGTCGCGTTGTCCATCTTCACGATGGAAGACATGCGAACGCTCTCGCCGCAGCCCAGATCACGCAGGCTCTTATTCAGATCGCCAATCTGAAGCGGGACGGAATCGATCGTGTTTGTGCACGATTCGTAATTCACATCGTACTTCTCGTAAATCTGCCGGACTGTCATGGAATCGTTCACGGTATCAGTCTTCTTTCCGCCATTTGTAATCAGAGTAACCTTCACCACTGCCATTTTCTCTTTTCTCCTTTTTTTAAATATTTTGGGTGAAATGTCCATTTTATGGACGAGTCTATGAGAAACACCTTTATTGGTGTTAACTCCTTTATCGAATAAAATTAATCATAAACACTGGAAGAATGACTCAAAAGACATTTCTCTTTTCTTGTCTTCTTCTTCGGACGCTCTTTGTTCTTCGATTGTGACTTCTGCCTGTGCGATCGCCTTATCCATGACGAGCTTATCCAAATCTATGCCAAGCTGGATTTCTTCTTCTTCGGCTTCGTCGTCTTCGTAAATATAGACTTCATAGTTCCCAATCCAGAAAAAATCTCCTGCCGGAAAGCCTACGGCTTCACGTCTTGCGACTATTTTGACTGTTTCAACGCGATCATTAACCCAGTTAGCCATCTCGCCCGCATAAATAGTTTCATCCAATGTTTTCAGCGCAGACGACGGAGTCCAAGTATAACCCAGAATATCGACGTTAGAATAGCTTTCGTCAATATATTCATCAAATTCATCTGAATTGTTGTAATCATCCGGACACACACAATAATCAATCAAATCTTCAATATCTTCATATCGAAGATCAGGATCGTTTTCAACCAAATAGTATCTCATTTTTCATCCTCTGTAATTTATTTATCGTTGACGTTCTACTTCTCCGTATTTCACGATAATAAACGCCGGATTTTGAGCTTTCAACTCCCGAATAGACATATTTCTATTTGCCCGTGGAATATATCTTCCGTCAAGATAAACCTGTGCTCCCTGTTCGTCCAACTTACATGAATCAAGTATTTCCTTGATGGTATCCGATGAAAGACAGCGGATCCCATGATAAGAAGAATCACCTTTATAAAGCTGAACAGACACGTTTACTTTCCAGATAGGAATCTCCTCCTTTTTTTGTCAAAACAAATGCGGGTGAGGATTTGCACCTCACATAAGGGATATTCCATCGGTCAACTTTCAGTCCACTACGGCATGTGCCGAAACCCCTCTTATAAGTATAAGCGTCTACCTGTTCCGCCACCGCAATTTCTAAAAATTTTGTATGTGTTTGTACCTGTATTTTTCCAAACCAATTGCAATATTCCCATATCATGATTTAATTGCCGCTATGATAGATTTGATTGCAAATTAGTTTTCGATAAGATTTTGCCATCATTTATGATGGCGAGAAACAGATTCGCCGGCCCGTAACAGCACGAGCATTTTCTTTTTCGGGAATGGACAAAGCAAGCATTGTTGTATTTACTGGCTTTGTCAGAAGGTTCTTATGCTTGTGACATTCTTTTCTTGAATAATGTCACCGGAATGACTCTTTAACTCTCTCTCATTGTTTGTCGTGCAATACTGTATGGCAACAGTCAAAACAAACAATAAATCAGATAATGTTCTTGCTCCCATTCGGTTCCGGCGAAGTCGGGAACTTCAGAATCTTGGACGGCATACGACGGCTGTCAGGCCCATAGCCGGCGAAGTAATCAATAGGGAGACCAGTTACCGCTGAGATAATCATCATTTTATCAATTTTCGGACAGACGTTGTTCTCTTCGTAGCTTTCAAGATCCCTTAAAGTAATTCTTGTCCTTTGACATCCTCTTCCCTTTTCAGAAGGAACATCAAATTGAGTTGCATACATGTTGCAAATGTCACAGAATTGTTTCGGATTGACATGATTAGCAGTACGGTATTTAATCAGCCGGGCTCCAAACCTTTCCTGCTGCCGGCCAATGTTCGGTTTAGCAAACCGGACGAAGTTAAACACCTGCGGGTTCTTTGTCATTCCAGCCTTCAGTGGTTCCGGCAGATCCTTGTAAGGAGTATTCAACATGTCAATCTTTTGGTTCGGAGTCATCTGGCTCTTGAGAAGCTTTGCATAATTCTTCTTCAGTTTCTCTTCATATTTCTCTTCCGGTGTCTTCATTTTGTTTACTCCTTGTTTTATTATTTTATTTCGTTCGCTTCATAGTTGTCATATTCATATGGGAATACATCGTTTACATATATTTCCGGCAAGTCTTCCGGAGAAACCGGAATTGTTGTCGTCTTGAATATTTCTTCTGCCATTTCCAAAGCTTCTTCTTCGTCTTCCGCTTCAACAACCATATGTTTTACAGCGCTCAGACCAATCTCCAGTTCATATTTCATTAACGTACCTTTCTATAAATTATGACAATTTATATTCCCAGATAGTTACCAATCCGTTCATGCATATAGCCCAGAGCATCGCTATACGTATGACAGTACTTCCCCCAATAATAATCTACCTGATTGGAGCAAAACCAGCATACGTATTGATCTCCAAGACTGGTTACCTTAAACCCAATTACAAGTTCAGTCTCCTTTGTCAGCGGAACCGACACTACAATTTTGAATCCTGCATTTTCTCTGCTCAAGCTAATTATCCTTTCTGTCCGATGGACTAAAATAAGCTGGCGTGGTGCGTGTCGAGCGCACTCATGACCGGGTCAAAGCCGGTTACGTTCCCGTTTCGTCACACGCCATTGTCATGAGCTACACAATAAGAAACTCTGCTGCTTGTTTTGTGCTGTGTTGTTATATGCTTTTCTGTCCTATCCTTTTATCTGCTAGGCTTGTAAGGAGCAAAGCTCCTTATTGTGTAGCTCATTATTTAAGGGCCTATGCTTCTACAAAAATCTTAAAGGAATGTTACCGCTCATTCTTGTCGAAGCGAATTATTCTCACCTGCAAACCTTTGCTTCTGGCTGTATCGATCATGTGTCTCGTCCCGGCTGACTTTCCGTCCCAAAAGGCCACAAGAGCTTCCGCATTATCAGCCATCACTTCGTTTCGAATATAACCAGCTTGCTTTCCGTGCTTGTTCCAGTTCGCAGGATATGAATCAATTGTAATCTTGTTTTCTTCGGCGTACTTTCTTCCGAGTTTATCTGCGCCTTTTGCTTCTCCGCAGACAATTGATGTCGGTCGTCTTTTCGCGAAAATATTGTTCAGTTTCTCTTTCAGGAGTTTGTAATCTTCAAAACTCCTTGAACCCGCAACAATAACTCTGAAATAATCTGGATAGGGTTCCGGCAAAGGCATCCACGCCAAGACCCGAAATCGAACTTTATCATTCAGATCTATTGCATCGGCGTAAACAAATGTCAGATCGTTATAAATCTCAGCCGTTTCCGGATCAATTCTTTTTCCATAAGAACACGGAACAACATTTATATGTTTGTTCTCCAAGTCCTTTACGGTTACAATTACATTTGCATTTTCAGACGGCAAGCTTGATCTTACTGGAATCCAGTTCATTTCATTTCCCCTTATACAATAATATGGTCGAAAGTAATTGAATCAAAATAAGCGTACTTACGTTTTGACGTTCCGTTTGGCGCCTTGTGCTGAATTGAAGACAAGCAATATGCGTTATGCTCTTCTCCGGAAACGTCTTTAACCTTGCACAAGTCTTTCAGTACTCTCATTTCGGACATTCTCTCACCGAAGAACTTTAGCGTATCATAATCAAAATAATGAGAATTGGGATGATTCTGCAAATGTTTTTCTTTCAGCATATAAACAGTCACGATCTCACCACCTGTCAATTACCAAATTTCTGACAGTCTGTCCATGAAATAAGGACCATACATTTTTAACAGCGACTTGTATTCCTTTTTGCAATTTTGCCAAACAGTCTTTGCTCTCTTATAATCTTCTTCACAGTGGATTTCATAGCCACTTTCCTCTGTGAATGTCCACATATTATCGTCGACCGGATATTTTTGCAAAGATGCCAGGATGTCGTACTTACTTGGTCGCTTTCCTTTTTCATGATTGTAAGCACTGTCATAGAAAGTGAATTTATATGACTGGTCTCCACGTACCAGTCTTACAGAATACTTGTCATGCAATAGTTTATCGTTTTTATCAAAAGGGAATCCTTCTACAACGCCGGTCTTTCGGATAAACATTTCCGTTCCGCTAATGTCCAGAAATGTTTGAGCCTGTTCATCATATTCACTCATCGCTTTACTCCTGATTCAAAGATTTAGTGCGGACAATGGGACTCGAACCCATACGCCATAGGCAGTGGATTTTAAGTCCACAACGTCTGCCAATTCCGTCATGCCCGCTCAAGATTTGCACACTCTGTGTTCTGGTTGTTTCGTTGCTTTCTTTCTCTGGCTCTGTCCTGTTTTGTCTTTACTTCAACCATTTCTGTATTCTCAGCCCGTTTGTTCCACGATTCAGACGCCAGCCTGACAGCTTCCGCACAATTGCTCGTACGTCCAAAGTCACTCAGATCCAGTCTTGGAGAACGCGCATTGCACGCAGAGCATCTGATAAAGCAAACGTGGGTTGATTTACCGTTTACAAATCCACGCTGGGCCTGTTCCAAGTAGGGACGGCCGCCACAAAACGGACAAGTTTTCAAACTTAACATTCTATGTCCTTTCAGGTAATCGAACGATATATACGTCCTGTACCACTTGCTGTGAAAATTTAATAATCATCGGGTATATTTCACCCCATGATCCACCGGCCAGTCCACATCCAATACGATATGGAAAAGCTATAATCCAGTCATCCGGAATTGAAGAGTTGTTCAGTCTTTCCGCGAACATATTTAACGCGGACTGAAAAGCTTCATAATCTGTAAATCGTTTATACCGGCCATAATTATATTGGCCATATAGATTCACACAGATTCTGTTTTCAGAAACCCGCACAGGAAGAATTGTTCCCAGCGGCTTTTTTAAGCGACAATAATCTTTATCCCGCATAGCCACACTTGGATATGTTAATGCTATCTGTCTTGCTATTCCGGAACCCATCACGCCCATACAATTCGTCTGATGGCAAAAGATATTATACTTTTTATCTTTAACCAGATCGCCTACGACTTCATACAACATGACATTCCTTTCCGTACAACTGTACATTATTGTATCGATTTTTATTATTCCTGCATATAGAGAGTTGAAAAACCTCTATATGCAGGAATTCAGGTGTTTGGTTGACCGTGGCTGCCCAAACTTGACACTACACTACGCGCATAGCCGTTACGAGACATAACCCACCAAGGCTGCCTTGCACGGACCATCAGCGGCAAAACGAGACTATCCATGGCTGCCGTATCATAACTTGGCAAAGCACAACTTAACTAGCCTAGGCTGCCACTACATTACAGACCTCACCGCACAGTGACCCAACAAACCCC